TTGACCTTGAGTGAGCTTGACAGGACAGAAGCGTTCAACACCTCGCTCAAAGCGATTAAGATCGTCTCTAAGAATGTCATCTACTTCCTCCATAGAAAAGGTACGGTCATCCTTATATTCCAGTGGATAGGCATCCCGTTCGTCTATTTTTAACGCACCCTGCCGTGGGTAGAGTACATGACCCACACCAATCGTCCACAATTTTGCGGGACACCGATATGGACGCTGACGAACGCCTTCGTGGTGCTTAATCATTTCTATACATTTTTTGCTAACGTGCATAATTTTTTGAGTTTTTTATACACATTACTTCTTAAATGCCTGAGTCCCAAACCAAAAAGAAACAATACTTGCCCAGATAATCTGGGTTTCATCATCCCATAGGAGGTTTAGGGCTACGTCAAATGGCACTTCCCGATGGAACGCAAACCAGAACCCAAACAGTTCTACGAACATGAACATCAAGAACATCCCGTAGGTAATAGCTGGTCTTACCATTGCCCGTGAATTTGTAACCCACTGGGATGCACCTTTGCCAATCTCAATGTCATGAGCATACAAAGACGCTCTTTCTTGGGCTTGGGTCTGCATCTCAATCTGTTGAGTCTTAATCTCTTCTACATGGGCTTGGGCTTGAAAACCACGCTCTGCCATCTGGAGTTCCCGTTCGGTTTGCAAACGAGCCATTTCCATCTCGTGCTTTTTGTCGGACTTGTCTTGAAAAAACCCTAATAGGCTAGGTAGTCCACCCGATAGGAACGATATTAATGTTGTAAATAAAGTAATCATTGTTTACCACCCCATACTATGTAATAAGCAATCCAGCCCGCTGCCAAAAAGCACCAGAACTGCACCCATCTAACCTTTGACAACTCAGCATCAAAGTACTCTTTGTCTGCTTTTTCTATCTTCTCAATCTCATTCTTAATCTGAATTACTTTGTCCCACTCTTTAGTACCGTACTTCTTTATAAACTCCACCCTTAACTTGTACTCCTCTTCCGATATTTGCTTACGGTGTCGGTACTCATCAAGGGCTTTAAATATTGCCCGTTCCTTCCTAAACTCTGCTTCTCTACGCTCACGAATCTTTGCTTGAGTTTGCTGCCTTGCAACATCTACCGCTTCTTTCTGTATCTCTTCAATGTTCTTGCCGATCTCACGACCAGCTTCCCTGCCAGTCTTAATCCCTTCGCTGATACCTTTGGCTCCAGCCGATAGTCCGAGTTCGTCCGTCATAACTCAATTTAAAATACCTCTCCGCCAGCGGCAGGGACTGAAGTTGCATGGATAGAAATATGTTGTTTTAAGTTCAAGGGCGCACTGCAATCGGCACAAGTATCTGCCTCTAACTCAGACGCATCTAAGTCATACCCACACGCAGCACAAACCACTTCTACTTCATGTTTAGGTTGTACTAAACCATCAACTATTTGAGCTTCGTAAGTTGCTTTCATTCGGTTTCTACCCAAGATACTGTTACCTCTTGCCACGAATAGCGTTTGTTATCGTTTGGATACGGTACTGGGGCTTCCCATGTCCATGTGCCAATATTAAGAATCCAGCTTGGGAATGGCTGGGGTGCAATAAACACATCATTAAGTTTGTCGTATGTATAACCTATACCAGCGTAGTTACCACGCAGCGGTCTTCCTTCTGGGTGCTGGTTGGCATGGGTGTTATAAGAAGTCTGTACCCAAGATGCTGGGTCTCCCAGTGCGCCTGTTGAAATGAAGTCTGGCTCGGCAACGATAACCTGAGTTACTAAACCGTTTTCGACTTTTGCAAAGTGTGCCATATTTTATTGCTCCTATCGTGCGTTAGCGTTTAAGTATTGTTTTGCTTTTTCAAGCAAGTCTTGATTGTCATAAAATAATCCTAATCCACGGTTACATTTTCCGCACAGTAACCCACGAACTGCCCCACTTGTATGGCAATGGTCAATAGCTAATTTTCTGCCTTCAACCTCATCTTCATTGCCACAGATAGCGCATTTATAATCCTGTTGTTCTAACATATCATAATATTCTTGCAATGTAATGCCGTATTGTCTGCGAATAATGCCGTCACGCCTATCTTGAAATAATTTGTTATATGGCTCAAAATTTTGGCACGACCTTGGATTACTGTTATTTTGTATTTGTCTGGAGTCTTGTTCATGTTCTTGACCGCAAGACTTGCATTGAATAACCCATTTACTTGGCGAGTCTGTCCTAACTACTATTCCGTAGTCATTCTCAAAACCAATCAAATCTATGCGTGGTTTACGAATTCTCATCTGGCATTACTATATTTAAAGGGGTTTTCGGCAAATGCCATGTAGATGTATGAATAACTACTGTAATTAACACCGCCAGTAGCCGACCGCAATTTGAAGCCGTTAGATAAAAAATCTATTGAACTGTTTGTCGCCTCTGCGCTAGAAGCATCCGCAAACAAAACTGCCGTATTTACATTATACGAACCTCTAGCAGAATCAAATATATTCCAGCTTTCTCCAGCATTTGAATATGCTTTTATCAGCACATACCTAGGTCTAAACCCTGTGTAAATAAATGGACCATCAGTAGAATTATTAGATGTATAGCTACCAAATGCAGAGTAGCCAGCGATAGGTGCAAAGCAGTAGGCTACAAAAGTAAATCCTGACCCATTTGTATTACCAGCATTACCAAGAGAAAAAACTGAACTAGTTGGAGCAGTACTATTCCAAGTTCCTGACCCAGAACTTGCTGCTGAAGTAAGATTTAATTGAAGATAATTTGTTGCACCAATACTTGAGTGATATACAATCCAATCTTCCGTAGCATTTCTTGCTTTCAGAATTACCATACTAGGTGCTACACCTAAGCCATGACCTACTGTGGCATTTGCTCCTGTGCCTGTATAAGTAACAACACTAAATCCAGCAGTTGTATTAGCACTTACTGTAGATGTAATAGAACCTGCTGTGTTGGATACATTAGTTCCTGCGTTTGCTTTCCATGCCCATAAAACATAGTTATACGATGAATTAGAAGCGTAAGAACTAAGTCCATTTATGGTTATGCCTGTGCTACTAAATGTAGAAGATGGTGAAATTGTTGCATCAGCGTCAGTAGTATTTGTAAGCAAATACAAGCTACCACCACGAACCGAATCTTGCACAAAATTACTAAATGCCGCAGTCCTGTTTTTCATCCAAGCAAAATCAGGGTAAAAGCCACTTGTAATTACTGTTCCCGCACCTGCACCAGTATAAGTTACAGCATTGAAATACTTATTCGCTGTTGTAGCCGCAGTAGCACCAATCGTAGGAGTAGGTAAGTTAAATGTGTTTAGTCTATTAAAGCCTGTTGGTGGGGTGTAGACGAATGGTCTTTGACCAAAGTTAAACGAACCTGACTTTGTGCCAGCAGAATTGTCTGTATATATATCCGCAAATAAAGATAATCCAGCAGTAAATGTATTTGTTGGGCTTGTTCCAGCAGAGGGACTACCTGATTGCCAAGTATTGTTTTTAGCAAACCAAAGTTTTCCAGCATCAGCATCCCAAGCAACACCAATTACATCGCCAGTAGTCCAAGATGAATAGCCAAAAGTTCCACCACCGCCAAATGATGATGAGTAAGCTCCGTTGTTTCTATAAAAAGAACCAGCATTAGAAATTTTATCCATCAAACCTACGGCATAAGTGCCTGTAGAAGATGATGTCATTTCAAAATACCACTTTCCAGTTGGCGAAGTCATAGAACCAATAGCAACTCTATTGCTACTACTTGAATCAGAAAAATTTAAATTTCCGTCAGTAATTGAAAGAACAGTTGTTCCTGTATAGCTATTGCTTAAAGGGTTTAAAACCGCATAATTAGCCGCAGTAGCACTTGTCAGCGTAGGTACATCGGTCATGCTGTCATAAGTAGAGTCTAGTGTTGACACATTAATATTATTGCCAGTCCAGTTATTACCGTTAGGGCTAAAGTCGTTAAATACGCTTGTTAATACGCCAGACGATGTAAATGTATGGATTGTATTACCGCCAGAAGATGTAATTGTTCCGCCTGTGTATCGTGGACCACCAGCGTAAGAAACAATAACAATACCTGAGCCACCCGAACCAGAACTTCCAGTTACGCCACTTGCGTCAGAGCCTACACCACCGCCTCCGCCACCAGTATTAGCAGTACCAGAAGTAGCGTTGCCAGCATTAACACTACCAGCACCACCACCTCCTGCGCCTCCAGCTCCTGCCGCACCGTTATATTGTGCGCCACCGCCACCACCAGCATAAGTTACTGAAGAGCCTGAAATGCTTGAGGATAAGCCAGCGCCACCTGAGTTAGTGCCACTACCACTATTACCTACTGCACCAGCACCTCCGCCACCGCCTGATGGGAAGCCATTAGCACTACCACCATTGTTACCTTGCCCAGATGTTCCAGCACCACCAGCATTAGAACTAGCCGCACCACCGCCTCCACTACCACCAGATAAACCAGCAGTATTACGAGCGCCACCGCCTCCACCAATAGATGTAAGTGCGTTAAATACAGAGTTGCTACCAGAAGAACCGCTAGAATTTGCTCCACCTCCAGCGCCTCCAGCACCCACTGTAATAATGTAAGACTGTGTTGCAGATAAAGAAGTTGTAGAAGCTAAATAACCACCTGCACCACCACCTCCACCAGCGTTATTTGCACCAGAAGCCGCATCTCTTCCACCTCCACCACCTCCAGCGACTACTAAATAATTAGCAGATAAAGATGCGCCTGTAGTGTCATTTGGAAACGGCAAGTAGAATCCGTTTGTACCATATGAGCCACCGTAGCGGATAGGTTGCCAGACACCAAGTCCGTTAAATGTACCGAAGCTGTTTGGTGTTAGGGCTTGACCATCAATGAGGTTAAATTCAGCCATGTAGCCGTCAAAATCATTGGCAGAGCTTGAATCATTGAATCTACCAATCCGACCATATGTACCCAAAGACATACTTGACTGAGAAATACCTGTGTTTACATTATTTACATAAACAGATGCTGTTCCCGAATTCACAGACATTACAACATGATACCAAGCGGCTGGGTCACGAAAAACCGCAGTTGATAATGCTTGACTGCTACCATTCCAAGCATAAATTTGATTGGTTGAGGTATCAAATGCTATGCCTTTATCATTTGAAGCTGAATTTGGACCGCTTGCAAAAATATACTGGTATCCACTCAAAAGACCTCGCTTAACCCAAGCAGATACTGTGTATGTTGTTGAGCTTGCATTCATTGTCCTGCTTAAATAACCATTAGCAGATTTACGAAAGCGTAGGGAGTTGTTTGCACTATATATTGGGGCAAGGTATCCGCTTGATGTGAATGTGTGGATTACATTACCGCCAGCTACAGTAACTGTACCGCCAGCCATAAGCTGAGTAGCACCAGCGTAAGAGATGATTACTACACCTGAGCCACCTGCTCCTCCAGAAGAACCACTATACCCAGCGCCACCACCACCACTACCTGTGTTTGTACTTCCTGCCGTTTGTCCACTTCCGCTTGTACCACCAGTACCACCCCCACCTGAACCACCAGCACCTCCAACCCCACTACTAGGGTCGGGAGCGCAACCACCTCCACCACCACCAGCATAAGTTACAGAAGAACCTGAGATGGATGATGCAACACCAGCACCGCCAGCTCCTCCATTGCCGCCTGATGTACCATTTCCACCAACCGCACCTGCTCCACCACCACCACCAGCAGGGTAGCTACCCGAAACTGCACCACCGTTTCCTCCAGCAAAGCCTTGGTTTGTAGTACCAGCACCTCCCGTACCGCCTGTCCATCTACCACCACCACCAGAACCTCCGCTAGAACCATTTACCGTAGGAGTAGTGTTGTTTGCACCACGCCCACCGCCAGTTGACGAAATAGATAAAAATGTTGAATTAGATCCGTTTGTTCCAACACTACCACCCGTTCCACCAGCACCTACTGTTACTAAATATGTTGAGTTGGTGTCAATTGTTAATGCAGATTCTAAGCTACCGCCCCCACCAGTATTTGTAACTGTAGAACGCAGACCACCAGCTCCACCACCACCATAGTCAGCACCTGAACCGCCACCAGCTACAATTAAATAGTTTGCTGTCAATGAAGACAATGGGGAAAGAGTTCCAGATGTATTGAATGTGTGAATGGTATAACCGCCACTAGATGTGACAATACCGCCACCGAATTGTTGTGCGCCTACATAGGAGATGATGACTACGCCTGAACCACCGTTACTAAATGCTGCACCATCGCAGTTGCCGCCACCACCTAAATTGGCTGCAGACCCACCACCTGCCGTTGTTGAACCTTGACCGCCCCCGTTTGTAGATGCGCCAGATCCACCACCTGCGTATGTTACGGATGTGCCTGAAATGGAAGATGCTGTGCCAATACCTGCGTTACCACCAGTTGTTCCACCTGATGAATTACCACCAACACCACCAGATCCACCTCCACCACCACCAGCATTAAATGTTGCTGCAGTTCCAGCGCCACCTGCGTTACCTTGACCTGATGTAGCTGCGCCGCCTGACGTTCCAGATCCTACACCACCACCTCCCGATCCACCCAAAACACCATTGCCAGGCAGTGCGCCACCACCGCCACCACCAACAGAAGCTGTTAAGCCAGTTATAGATGAATTTCCACCGTTTGTTCCTGCTGCCGTGCTTATAGCTTGTGCGCCACCAGCACCAACGGTAACTGTGTATGAAAGAGTTAGATTAAGCGATATTGCGCCTGCTAAGTAACCACCTGCCCCGCCGCCACCAAAAGAACTACCGCCCCCTCCTGCTACTTGAAGGTAACTTGCAGTAACGGCAGCCGCACCCGTTGTCCATCCAAAGGCTGCTAGGGCTGCTGCACCAATTTTAGATAAACGTGGCATCTATGAGACCTTAAGCAAATCTGGTTTGAGCTGCGATTATGGTAAATGCGGCGCTTCCCGTTTTAATAATTACGTAAGTATATGAATCAATAGAAGAGGCATTACCACTTGTTGGGGCAGAACCGCCTTGCCATTTAGGAGTGACTGAAGAGCCGTCTACTTGGACTGCCGAGTTGTAATAAGCTGTTGCACCCTGAGTAACCAAGAAAGTGACAGACATAGACTCGCCTGTAGCCATAACAGTATTAAGTGATGTACCCGATGAACCACGGAAGTTGACCGTCCAGTTTGCTGACGCATTGGTTGTGTAGTACAGGACTGACTGAGTTGTAATGTCGTAGTTAATGGTGCCTGTTGCTGCTGTGGCTGATATTGTGGCGGTCTCAATAATATTAGAAGTCTTGAGGTCTGCGTTAGAAGACGTACCAGCAAAGGTCTGTAGGGCTGTAAATGTCGTTGCAGTTCCAGGTGCTACATAGTCTGTTCCTGCTGTGGCTGCGGTAAACGCTGAAGTGCCGTTGCCTTTTAAGACTCCAGTTAGAGTAGCTGCGCCAGAGCCGCCTGAAGCTACTGGAAGGGCTGTGCCAAGGGTCAAAGAAGTTAAATAAGTAACTGCGTCTACTACGTTAGTACCATTGTTGTAGACAAACATTGACTTACCAGCTGCAACGGCTATGCCTGTACCTGACGTGTTCTTAACTGTGACGGCATCGGCTAACCCGTTGTTTATTAAGTATAATTTCTCAATCTGGCAGCCTGAACCAAGGATTAATTGCCTTGCCCCGCCTGAAGTGCCTGTTAGGTTTAAACGCAGATTACGGGCAGTTTGGGAGGCATTTGTATCTGTTAGGGTAACAGTGACGTCTGCACTTGAAAAAGCTACGTCTGCCGAGCCTGTAATAGCCTCGCTTAAGGCTATAGAAAAGTTGTTGTTGGTCGTGGTACCCCAAGTACCAGTCTGTTCGCCAGTACCAATTAGCTCTATTTTTAGGTCGCTATATGTGGATGCCATAATTATCCTTATGCTATCTCAGCCCAATTGGGCGATTGTGTGTCAATAATATCATTCCAAGGGGAAGATTGCGAGTCATTTATAGGTACCCAGCTTGGTGTTTGGTTATCATTTATCGTAATCCAAACAGAAACCGAAGTGACGCTTGCCGTACAGCTAACGCCCACTACAAAGACTCCTATTCCCTCCCCTACTGTTACGCTACCTACCTGTCCTAAAGCCTGTGAACCTGTAACATTGACGTTACCTGTACCTACTATAGAAACAGATCCTACAAATCCTGTGGCAACAACGGATACATTACCAAATCCCCAAGCCGCATCACCCCAGCCTTGACTACCAAATCCCCCTAGGGCTATGCTTACATTGCTCATGCAGCCGTCCTAATTATTGTCCAGTCTGGGCTTTGGTTGTCATTAATAACGCTCCAAACCAAGACTTGCCCAACCTGTCCTACGCCCTGTACCCCTATTGGGAATACATTAGAAGTCCCAGTAATAGCAACGCTTCCAACGCTACCTGTAGCCTGTAACCCTGTAACTGGGACAGGAACTCCTGGCTCTACAACAACCGTTCCTAGCTGTACCGTCCCCGCTACACCTACTAAATTAACGACTGCCGTACCCGTTATGGATACGCTACCCTGTTGTATCGTACCCGCTACGCCCGTAACTAAGACCTCTACAGACGGTGTAACAACTACAGAACCTACATTTCCAGTACCAGAAACGCCTGTTACGTTAACTTCAATACTGGGTAAAACAGTTGCAGTACCTAATAAAGCTGTACCAGAAACACCCGTTAACGTTACAGAAGCTGAGGCTGTATTCGTTACAGACCCTACTTGACCAGTACCACTTACACCCGTTACAGATACATTTGCATCTGCCGTTACAGTTGCACTACCTAATTGCCCTGTGCCTGATACCCCTGTAAGAAATACAAGTTGTGATATTCCCGCTGATGAAAACGGGTTGGAGGCAATTGGGTTATGACCAAACATTTCATTTAAGCATCTAGAATGTATACCACTGAGTAGTGGTAGTAGCCATTAACTCAATAGTTGAGCCAGCAGCTAAGGTAAATGCAGCATTAGCCGCTAAAGCATTAATCGTACCGCCTGTTGCTGGGTAAATACTTAAAGTATCCGCACTATCAGAGTTTCTAATTAAGATACGCATACCAGCTACCGCAGTTGGCAGTCTTACTCCAGCAGCCGCAGCAGTAACTACAGTCACATTATTGATATTAGAAACTAATCCAGTAGCAGTTCCCTGTGTAGTGCCAGCAGCACTTACAGCCGCAGTAATACTATCAATTACTAATCCGTTTAGGGTAGTTGTGCTAGTTGCTCCTGATACCGCAGAACCAATGTTGATAGCAGTAGTAGAGCCTGATACACCAGCCGTACCAATGTTTAATGTTTTTGTTGTTGCATTAGCAGTAGCACCAGTACCTAAATTTAATGTTTGTGCGGCTGTTGATTGACCAACAGTAATTGCACCAGTTTGAGAAGTACCACCAATAGTGGTTGTTCCAGTTGTGGCTGAAGTTCCAAGAGTGGTTGTGCTTGATGTTGTACCACTTAATGTTATTGTACTTGTACCGCTAAGTGTACTTGTAGCTGATAACGTACCACTAACAGTAGTTGTTGATAATGATGTTGAACCGCTAGTAGTAATATTTCCTTGAACAGTTAATGCACCATCTACATAAGCGTTAGACTGTACTGCTAAGTTACCTTGTACCCTAGCGTTGCTAGTTGTATTAAATACATCGGTTACTGCACTTATTGAGTTTGTTGCGGTGTTGTATTGAAATACTGTGTCATTTGTTTGACCAACTATGTAAACACGATTGGCGGCAGTAGAATCAATAAACAAACCTGTAGGGGCAGTATCTTGAAAGCCAATATAAAAGTTATTTACAAAAGTTGCTGTACTGACATTCCATGCAGTTCCAAGAGCATATTCGGAAATATCGTCACCAGTAGAACCAAGAATCCACATGGTTAAACCATCGGCACTTAGGTTTACTTGTGATGGGGCTGATTCTTGTGATGCAACGCTAAATGAAATACTTGCGTAAGATGCCGTAGAAACATCCCAAGCCGTTCCTAAAGTGTATTGAAATACTGTGTCAGAACTTGTTCCAATAACATACATTACTGTGCCATCAGGCTTAAACCATAAACCAGTTGGTGATGATTCTTGGGATGTTACGCTAAACGATTTAGAGGCGTAGGATGCAGTAGAAATATCAAAGGCAGAAGATAATGTATATTGAAAAACAGTATCATTTGTTGCCCCCATAATAAACATTGACAAACCATCAGGCTTAAAAAACACATCTTGTGGAGTAGAATCTTGTGATGCAGTAGAAAACAACCTTACAAAAGTTGCTGTTGATACATCCCATGCAGTTGAAAGCGTGTATTGGTTTACATCGTCACCTGTAGAACCATTAACATACATATTTACACCATCAGAACTAATAAATAATCCCGTTGGGTTAGTTTCTTCAGCCGTAATAGATTTACTTAAACCTGAGTAATTCCAGCCAGTAATGCCTGTGTTTGGGGCTATTTCTGCATCTGTTCCGCTAGTGGCAATGTCTACAGTAGTAAATACGCCCGTAGATGGGGTAGTAGCACCGATAGTAGTGTTGTTGATTGAGCCACCTGAAATAGAGTACCCAGTAACATTATCACTTGCATCCTCATATACTGCTTTGCTTGCGGGATAATCAACAAATACAAAGCTACCTGGGGTAACATTAATCTTTGAACCACCAGAAGAAGAAGATAAAACGGTATCTCGGCTTAATGTAGTTCCAGAGGATGTATAGGTACCAAGACCAACTTCCCAAGCCGTTCCGTTAGTAATGGTGTAATAGGTCGTATTCCCGTTGCCAATAGCGGCAAAGGTTTGATAGCCAGATACCGCACCGCTTAATGTAAGAGTGCCAGTACCTGATGTAGATGTCGTTTCCCAGACACGGTCTGCAACTACGAGAGCCATTTAAAGCTCCTAGGCAATACGAATAATTGCGTTGCTTGCGTCTGCTGTTGGGAAAATAATCGTAAACGTACCTGCTGTGGAAGTCTTAGCACCACCAAAGTCTAGAATACAAACTGAAGGATCGCCAGCTGCTGAGTCGTTATAAATCATTGCTCCGTATGCAGTAATGGTTGCAGACGTAAACGATAAGTCAGCAAAGTCAGTAAACGCTGTAGTTCCAGAAGATGTAGGAGTTACGTTTGTTAATGTCCCACCACCAGCAGAATAAGTACCAGAAGCAGCTACTTCGTTTGTGGCTGTATACGCAGTAGTCGCAGCCGTGAATGACGCTGAGTTGTCATACAGAGCCAGTTTAAACGTGTTACCTGTGCCAGTTGTGAAGTTATGAACTGCTCGCATCAGCTCTACTTTGAAGCTGGTACACATGAAATTACCTGTAAATGCCATGATTTACTCCTCTAAAAGTTTAATTAGTTCAGGATGACCCGCTTCCCGTAGCTTATGAGCTAGTGTTACACGATCAAATTTTACCGCTTCATTCATGTAAAAGACTAGGATTTCCCGAATATGATTTCTAAAAGCAATCGCCTGCTCCCGAACCAAAGGATGAGACTGATCCCCTACCTGAATAATTCTATCTAATGCCCGTTCAGCAACCTCTTCTGGGGTAAATCCGCCAAAGTCTTTAGTTGCTACTTGAATCCCGCTAGACTCGCCTAGCCCTTGTACGCTAATCATTTGACTGGATACCTCACTTGTCCACTTCTGTAGGCATCTTGACGTTCTTTAGCATCGCCTAATTGTTTCAGATCTGCCATGGCTGCGTCATATCTTGTTTTATACAAAGTAACCGCATCAGCGTCTGACTTCATAAAGTTAGCGGCTTCTATAAGAGCGCCATATAACAATACCGAATCAAAGTTATCTCCAAGCCAGGAAGTCCCTGCGGTAACAATAGACGCTGGGTAGTAGAAATAATGAAGTTCTACAGCGTAATTGGCGTCTGGAGTAGGTCCTAATATAAAGGTGTTATTGTCAAAAATAGCGTAATACTGAGGCTCTCCATAAAAAGCCGCATCCGTGTCTGGGTAGGATTCACGGATAAAGTTAACATCTTTGTTAAGTAGGTAGTGGTACTCATTCACCGCATTAATCACCGCAAGACTAAAGGTAGCCAGCCAATCAGACGGGGTTGCTAAATACTTATTACCGCTGCTTGTAGATCCTGTAACGTTCTTACGGAAAGCAGGCATCTGCACCGTGTTATAAATGCGTTGCTCGGCAAGCTGGACAAACCTAGCAATCTGGTCAGCAGACGTAAAAGAGCCTACTGTTGCTGGGAAATCATTCTCAGCAAATCCTTTAATTGCGGCAGTTAACTGCGTATAGTTCATCCCATCTTCCCGCTAGACATACGACCCTTAGTTGCTGCACCAGCACCACGCATCTCAATCTTGCCGTACGTATTAACGCCCTTACCATGATTTTTGCTAATACCATCAACGGAAATGTCCATAGTAGCCATATCTTGAGCGCCAGTCATGCCTTTGGAAGACAAGCCTTTGGCAGAGATTGTCTTGCCTTTCATGGTATGGGGAGGAGCATAGACTTTAGCGTCTCCAACTTCCTTACCCATTACTTTTTTAGAGTAATTAGCCATTATCGACCCCTTCCAGCACTTTTACGCATCATGCCTTGGTTCTTAACCTTGGCTAGATTACGTCCCATTTTCTTCATGTCCATTTGGTTTTTACCACCCATCTTGGGTTTGGCTTTCATACCAAGAACAGTAGGACCTGAGTCACCTAAATTTTTGCCTTCAGTCTTGCCTTTTTTGGCTACTCCGTCTGCGTCTTTCTTAAACATTTTCAACTCCTTATGTTGTTGTTACCGTTACACTTCCTACCAAACAGCTTGGGGCAAGATCATTAGGAGTTAGTCCGTCATCTCTAGCACCACCAACAGGGTTCCATCCCCATTGAAATATTCTACTACCGCCCTCTGGATAACCAACACCTTGTAACGTATTGTCGTTAGATCCATTTAATTGCAAACCACTTGTTCCAGATACCGTATAGCTTACATCAGGGCGTGGCTCCCGTACAGCCTGTGGGTCATCAACTGGATACATACCTAATGACAACTGCGGTTGATCTGGATCCCAACAGGTAGGACACACTTTAATATTCTTTAATTGTTGTTTAACAATTAACTTTTTAAGCTCCTTTAGCTTATACCGCTGACCGCATCGGTCACATTCGGCAATTGCAAATTTGCCACTACTGTACTTATTAGGCATAGAATGTCGTCCTAGGTACGAACCTAGAAGCGGCTTTCTCTCTGTCCTCCGTAGAAGCCATGAGCCACTGCTCCTCGTATTCTTGCTTTAAAAATTGCACCCGTGCCTGTCCGTCTGGTAGCTTTTGAGCCATATAGAAAGCCAATCCTGCCACCATACAAGGTAGTAAGCGAAAGGGAATATCAGGCTCTACCGTTCCATTAGACCCAGCATCCTGAATCCTACGCAACCTCCAATACACAAATGTATATGGACCACCGCCAGCGTCAGGTGTGGGCCAAACATTAATGGAAGGAAGGTTCTGTATCGTAATTGCTGCACCTGTCGTATGACTTGCAGCTGTAGTGCCGTTCTGACCACGATAGCAGTTTGTTAGGACATTCCCTACTACGTTGGCATAACTAATCGTTTCGTTATCAATCTTTATAAATCCACCGATAGGAAGGGCGCTGGCATCACTAACGGTAATAGATGTGGTCGTAGCATTAATTGTGCCGTTTAAGGTCACAGCGGTCGTATTAGACTGTCCTGATTGGCGGTTAAACCAGACTTGAATAGGACGCCCAGTTGTTAGCTTATTGGGGATTGTAGAGTAGGTAGACTCCGAAATACGGGTAATGTTGATGTCAATCTGGTTACTAGTAACACCGTTATTCTGGCGAACTACATGGTCTAAAAGGTCAATTGTATTAACTGGAATAGGATAAATCCCTTGCCCAGTAACCATTGCAACCTGCCCCTGCTCAATAGTCCAGAGGTTAATACCACGGTTAGCCCACTCTACAGTCAATAGGTTCAAAGACCTGCGGGCAGTCCGCATATCGTAACCCGTACGAAGTTCCGTACCACAACGCTCAAATGCCTCTTCAATGAGGTTATTGAGGTCTAGATTAAAGTTTGTCGTTCCTGATGTAGTCATTTAATTGTGCTTTTAATTTGGCAATTTCAGCGTCACGTTCCTGTAATTTTCTCATGAGTCCTGCGTTCATTTCTGCCCATGTGACAATTTCTTTCATGCGTTCCTTATGATCTTCAAACATAACTTTAAAGAGACGATCCGATACTTCCATTTGTCGCTCTATAAAGTCTTTCATCATTTAACCTTTCGATACGGCTTTACTTTTTGCTTTACCTTTGACGGCTGCGGCACGAATTGCTGCCCCCGTGCTTTTCCTGCCCGTTTTGCTCGTGTTGTTGCTGCGTACTCCTGTGGGCTTAGGGCTTCGATTGCCTTTTTTGGCAGGTATCTTTCCCCCGTCTCGGACGACTTCTTCCCTGACTTGGTTGTCCATTTCTGGTCTCCCCAAGCCTTTAAAGAACGCTGAGATTTTGCTAAACCACTCATTTATAGCCACCGCCAGCCGCCTTATATTTTTTAGCTACCAACTGCGCTTTACGAGCTGACCATTGACCTGCGCCAGTACCATGTGTTGCAGCTGCTTTTACCTGAGAAACAATCCGCTTACGCAAACTAGGTTTAGTGTAATTACCCGCAGCATTGACCTTACCGCCCTCTTTGTATTGCGTAAAGTCAGTATCATCCCTGCGGGCTTTCTTTTTAGCCTTTGGCATTTTAGAAGGAGATATGGCACCCATGCCACGAGAAGGTCTCATATACGTGTTTTGCCTCTAATGGCAATACCATCAGCCCGCTTAGATGCAGAAGAAACTTTACCGCCTTTTTTCATGCCTTTTTCTTCTTCATACGATTTAGGCATATCTTTAGCCATATTCCCAACACTTTTAAGACCCATACGCATACCAGATGCCATTGGAGTAGCCCCTGCTGCGGATTTTGCTGCTGATGCCATTCCACGACCAGTTGATTTAATATTAGAACGCAATTGGTCTAAATCGCTTTTTGGTTCAGAACGCATATATTCAGACATCATTTTTAATGCACTTGATTTTGGTTCAAAACCTGTATCACCACCTTCTGCAAATTTACGCATTTTTTTCACTTTGCCACCCTTTTTAAAAACGCCACGCCCTTTTAAAACGTCAGCACGGGTTACTTTACCGTCATCATTAAGGTCTGGGAAATTAGCCATGTTAGCAAGCTCCACCGTATTTCATTTTGACCATTTTGCCTTTAGATTTGCCTTTAGTGGCACATCCATCAGATTTAGATAGCTGACCTACTTTACCGCCACCAGCCATGCCGTGCATACGCTTCTCATGTCCTTTGACGGCTTTAGTAGCTACTTTTTTCATAGATGCCATACCGCCATTTTTCATGCCCTTCATTTCGCCCATTTCATGTTTAATCATGGACTTTGGAGCGCCTTTCTTTTTCATAAAATCAACTTCTTTTTTAACCATCATCTTGGATTCTTTCATCTCACCACCCCGTTTAAACGTTTTGCCTTTGTCGGCAGTTAAAAATTCCTTCCCAATAGAAGAAGGTACTCCTGCTTTTTTGGCAAACTTGGGATTATTAGCCACTGCTGCCATGAAATTGTGTTGTTTTTTTGAAACACTTGGCATTATTTACCTTTTAATAAGCTGGTCAATTTTGTCTTCAAGTTTGTTAAACCTTGCATCCATGTGTTCAACAATACGTTCAACTTCTGCTTTAGTTGCGTTATCACGAGCTACCTCCTCACGGGTTTTATTCAAAAGAATATCAATTCGTTTTAGATCATTGAACTTTTCGTGCATGACATATCCAATAAAAGCAATAAAAATAGTAAGACCACCAGTCCAAAGTTCTAACATATTCATACCATTTTCCCTTTAGTCTTGCCACGTATTTCGCAGCCACCACCACGAACAGACCCGCCTTCTTTGCAGTTCCAAGCACGTAATGACTTGTTGATGCGGCTATCTGGGTCGTTGGCTGTTTTAGCAGATGTGAGCTTTTTCTTCATACCTGACATTCTGGCGCAGAAAGATTTCTTTCTTGATCCACCTTCTGGCTGAGGACGCTTAAGTCCAGGCTTATCAGGATTGGCTGCGTTATACGAAGCTCTACCCTTGGCGTTTAAACCGCCTTCAGGGTTTTTGCCCTCTTTGCGTTGCCACGCAGGAGTCTTAGCCATAATAAATTTGTATCGAATCCATATTGGAAATTTCTGCATATACCGATGTATTTGCACGTATTCCTTCACCTGGAATAATTGGGGTATTACTAAAATAATCGCCAGCAAAGCTTTCGTAGGTAAGAATCCATCTACCAACAGCATATACAGCCGCAGTACTTGTAATTGTGCGTGAATTAATATCAGTCAGAGTAAACGAATTTGCATCTACTCTAGTAATGCTATATGTGCCGTCAGTAGCTGAAACACCAGAACCATTCTGTACAAAATGAATACCAATAACTGTACCAGTAGTAAGTCCATGAGCTGTTTTAGTTACTGTTACGGTTGTACCACTTTGTGCATACGTTACGCTTGATGATACGGGAACGCTTGAAGCATCGAATAAAATTACATAGCCAGCAGAAGCTCCACCTGTAAAAGATATTCCTTTGACCCGTGTACCATAATCTACAAGATACCCGCTAGAATTTAAATGCGCCTGTTTTACATCATATTGCATTGCCATAATTAATCTCCTAAGATGTTGAGTAGACTAGGGAAAACCCTAGTCCGCTGGATTAATTAAGAAGTAGCAAACGGAGTAGCAACAGTACCTGTGCCTAACACTGTGCCTGTAACCATATACTTTAATGACGTAATTGCGTAAATCTGTACAAATGTACCTGCAACACCACCAGTAGTTGTGCCGTTAAAGTTAATAAAGTCATCACTTGCACCAGCAACGAAGCCACGGGCTGCGTCTGTTGTATCAGTATCAATAGACAATATAGCGCCTACATACTTGTCTGTGCCGTCAGTACCAATCTTTAATGAAGAAGTAGAAATTGTGGTTGGAACCCAAATGGTATACACAACGCCTTCATTGTTGGCGGTGCTTGGATCTTGACCAGGACCAGAAGTAGTTGGGTTTGCAGATGCGTTAATAGCAGGTAGGGTCAAGGTTAAAGCAGAAGCTAAAGAACCGCCTACAGAAATAATACGACCGCCATGAGCCTCTGGGCTTAGGGTAGTGCTGGTTGTAATTTCAACAATAGTAGCTGGACCTTGTTGATAAATGCCGCCCAATGAACGAATTGGACCTTGGAATGTGGATCGTGCCATGTTAATTCTCCATACAAAGTTAGCTTATTAATCGTGTATGCGTCTGCTGGGACAGTGTAATAAGCTGGTTTCCCAGTTTCCATCATCTTACTACTTTTTTATATACTTGCAACTTTTTATTTTGCTGCCATCATGTATAAACCAACGTTTGCACCTGCGTAGCAGAAGTAACAAATTGCCATAGGGGTGTTGCCTTTGAAGGCTTGTTCTATACCAATATAGGTATAAATTAAGCCTGTCAAAATAATGAGATTAGCACTCATTTCTTTTTAGGTATTGTCTTACCCTTCTTGGATACTTTTTTAGCCTTTTCTAGCATCTCTGGACTGACATAGGTTTTGCTCATTTTGATGGCTTCTTTCATGATCACTGTAAAGCCTTCTCCAATCAACCAGTCTTTAGCTTCTTGGTCTAATTCAATAGACACAATAGCACTACCATCGTCTAATTCTTTAATCAATTTGCATGAAATTTTCATAATTTTCCTTCAAAGTCTTTGTGTCGTAATACAGGTTTGGTGGTCGCTTCTAATGCCCAATCTAAATACTGGGTAATTTCTTCCATATTGTCCCCGCCTACGGTCGCACGGGCGTGACCAATTGGCTTACCCATTTCATCGTAAAAGACTTCTCGTAGCTCCATATAAGGCTCTAAAGTCAATTCATCTTCTAAGATAACAAATCTAAGGTTCCAAGTCATAATGTTTCATATTGTTTACATTAAATGCCTTTTGGTAACATTTATGTTACAACTCAAGGGGGTCAAATCCAAGCTCAGTTGCTACCATTTTTGCTCTGTTTTTAAAAGTTTTGTCGTGTTTTGTCCAAGCCTGTGTAATGGTGTCCCAGCGACTGGCATGAATCATCTCGTGAGCCATAGTCCTAATGACCGTATCTAAATGCCCACACCTAGCGTCAGAGATGGTAATAGTATGAGCGTATTTTTCGCCATCATCATAGAGATAAGTACCCATTGTTTCAGGGTCACTATCTACAATAAACTTAATTTCTTCAGGTAAGGGTAAACCCCAATCAGAAAACGGCTCTGTGCAATACAGCATTGCATAGATATTTTCAATAATTTTGGGTGTTAACTTCATACTTTTATTAACTTACCACGGAAATAAATTAAACCCTCGTCTTCGTTGACAACCTCTGCCAGCTCTGGGGGCATGAGTTTGCCATTAATAAATGTTAATACTGCAAATCCCGCCCTCCAGTTGACTGGATTATTTTCTGTATAACTAAATTGATTATCCTTAATACAAGCCATTGTGCCAGTATCTACGCCATATCTTGTGCCTGTGTAATCTGTCCAAGGGGTAATTTTAAGAGAATGTAGATGACCGCTGACGAAACTCGTTCCCGATTTAATGGCATTGTTGTAGACCGCATGAACTCCGTTATGCCACCGATGTTTTATCATGCAAGTCTGATTGACCATGATTGACCAGTACCACTTCCAATGCGGGGTGTGATCTGCAATATCAAAACCCTTGATGCCCTCGTAGGCTGGCAAGACATTACTAAGTTTGCCTGAGAATCTTAAATCGTGATTACCAATCGTAATCATCAGCTTACAGCCTGGCGGTCTTACTTGCTCAATATCCCCAAGCCTGTCTTGAATCTCATCTAACTCTTCTTTGACTGTGGGACTTTTCTGCCAGCCAATGCGATGATGTTGTGAAATACTAGCAAAGTCAGCTATATCACCATTGAGAATCACAATTTTAGGTTTTAGATACTTTACAAACTCAACAAACGCTCGGTGGGCTGTCGTAACGTACTCTGGATTGTAGTGGCAATCGGAGCCAACTAAAATGGTGCCATTATCAAGAGTGACATTGGCTTGCATTTGCTCATCGGGAATGTAAACCTTAGGCATTCCGTTTGGAGATAATGCATCTAAAATAATGTCATATTGTTGTTCTACTCTTCTGCGCCTTTTTAAAACATTGCGAGTGCTAACACCGATAACCTGACTAACCTTTTCAGGAGATTGGTGTTGCCTCCAAAGGGCAATAAATTCTTCATCGGTACAAGCTTTCGTAGCCATAATATACCTTTTTTCAATCAAATCATGTTATTAGAGAATTGTGAAAGAATTATGAAATAAAAAACCCCTCCGAAGAGGGGTCCAAACACTATAGTGTGTTTATTAAGCGCCTGGTGAACCAAACATTCCTAGTGGATCCGAGAATCCAAAAGAATAACGCTCACGAGACTTGTAACGGACGTTACCAGTATCAAAGTCACCGTCCATGCTGTTGCTCAAAGGAGTACGAACAAAGTGCTTCATACCATTTGGAACATCAGTACAGAGGAAGTAAGCATTGGTGTCGGTCAGGTAGTTATTAACTGTATAACCTTCTGGGATCGAACCATTGTTTACGATAGCGTTAATGTCGTTGTCTGTAGTACCAACACGCAACTGAGTCTCTAAGAGACGGGTAGCTACGAACTGGAGTGCAGGTGGAACGATTAACTTACGTGGTTTAGCAGCGATCAACAAGCCACGCTCATCTGTCCAAGCAGCGATCTGAATAACGGCAGCTTCCAAGGAAGTTTCGTTCAAATCAGCAGCGGTAGATTGAGTGTTGCTGTTTACACCACCAGAAACCAGTGGGTGTGATGTGCTGAACAAAGCCACACCGTCACCACCAGCATATACGCCAGCAGAGAAACCGTTGTTTAGAACGGAAGCTGCTTTAGTTTGCTTAGTGTATGCCATAGCACGAGCCAAAGCCTTGGTATAACGAGCCGATAAGCTGTCATACAAGTTGTCCTCGATTGCCTCTTCGGTTAAAGAGAAGCCAAGGGCGATGGTTTCGTGGTTATAGCGAGCTGTGAAAGCCTCTTGAGCATTGTCATAAGCGATGGCAGAACCTTCGTTTTTGACTGGTGCTGCGGAGAAGCCAGACAGTTTTGTTTCTTCTTCGAACGAACGCTCAGAGGTCTCAGTTTCATAGATCTCTTTATGTTGTTCACCATACGTTGCGTACTCCAAGCCAAACAAAGCGTTTAAGCCTGGAAGCAACTCTTTCAGTAGTTGTGCACGTGAAATAGCCATTTTCTAAGCTCCTTATACGCCAGTTGAGTTGTTGTACTGATGCATAGTTGCATTTATCTTGACGATAAACTCAACAAATGTGTCAGTGCCCGTTGCTGTGTCTCTTACCACATCAATAATGCGGATAGGTAGAGTATTGGTAGTAGCTTGCGTACCTTCATCAATCGCTACAGCGGAGTTACCAGTGGTGGTAGATCCAGAGTTTTGAATCAGAGCAATGTTATTACCAATAGCAGAAATACCCATTCCAGCCACGGTTGTGCCTGAAGAACAAGAAACTACTTGGAACAATGTGTCAGGATCGTCCGCAACGACTGCAAAAATCTTTGTTCCAGATTTGATTGACTGACTTGCTGGGTAGAACTGTTGTTGCTGAACTTGACCAGTTGAAGAATTGGTAAAACTAACACCTAAAAATACACCACAAGGTGTAGCTGTAGTTGTGCCAGTATCTTTTTCAATCGTTCCATCAGAAATACGTTTTACTAAATCGCCATAAAAAATACTAGTAGCATAGCCACTTGCAATTTCCATCTGACGAGTTGCTCCCGCAAAGACTTGACCGCCAATTAAATTGACTGGTTTTAGTCCGTACGGTTTATCTACAGTAGGATAAGCCATATTAAACTCCTAAATTAAAATTAACCTTTACCAAAGGTCGTTGTGGACTTACTCTCTTTAAAGAGTGGCATCCTTGGGTCACTTTGGCGCATAAGATTACTGTCTACAGCTTCCATTTGATTTTCGGCTTGAATTCGGTAATGTTTATTACGTTGTTCAACGAACTCTTCTGGAGTTTTGCAAAGCAATAACCCGCCAATCTCAATGTTGTCCTTAAAACGACTATTGGGATCAACTAACAGTTGAAACTTGGGTTGTTCTTCAAGTGCCACAGGTTCCCAACCTTCTCTTAGTTTCCCAGAGAGATTGCGGGGATCCGCCTGATTTAGCGTTGAAGTACGAATCCAACGATACGCATACCCAGCCTGTTTGTCGGGTTCAGGCAGCAATTCTGCTGGCGCCCACTGTTGAGGACGTTCGCTTGTTGCACGGGTTTCTAATTCTCTATCTAATTTCTTAGTCATGCTTAATTCTCCATTTTTAAAAGTTCACGGGCGTATTGCTCTGGCGTTAGTCCTAACTTCTTTGCTATCGCAAGCTGGGAAGTATTTAGCCTTATCTTTTTCGAAGATGTGCTACGACTTGCAGGAGCGACTACAGTACTCGGTTTCGACCGAGGCTTTTCGTCCTCTACGTCCTCGAAATTTTCGGGGAATCGTTTACGCATAGTTTCGTCTATACGTTTGTAATACTCGTCCGTAGTAGCGTATGACATACCGTTTTCTTTAACAAGCTTCTCGTGAAGCCCTAAAGCTAAACTAGTCATCTCATCATCCTGACCAAACCAAGAGTTACGCTCTTGCCAAGCCGTTGCTTTCTGGTCTCGAACGACAGGTTGCTCTACTTGAGGTATTTTTACTTCATTTTCTCTTTCTTGTAAAGCTTTTCTTTGATTTAAATTTTCTGTGGCATCAAGGACACGATCTAACTTAATCTTTGCGGCAGTCATTTTCTCCTGAGCTTCGACCAATTTTTCGGCATCGCCAGACTCATAAGCCTCCCGATAATCCTTTTTAGCCATTGACAGTTCATGCTCTGCATTGGTTTTAAAGGAATTAACTGCTACCGTCTCTGTAGAATTTACCTTACCTTTTAGGTTTCGGTTCTCTTCATACAGTTTTTTGGTAACTTCAAGAGCTTCTTGGCGCTCACGCTCGGCAGCGTCTGCACGTCTGCGTTCATCATGCCAAATCTTCTTGAATTCTCGGATACGCTTTTTGGCTGCGTCTGAGTATTCTTCTAGCTCGTCTTTTTCAAGTTCTTCGATAAACTCTGGGCTAGAAGGCTTTTTGTCCCTATCTTCTTCAGGGGTATCGTCTTCTACTTCAATTTCAAAATTCTCAGATTCTGCCTTCGTTTCGGCTTGTTCATCTGGAAATTTGTATTCGTCTTTTTGAAAATCAGGCATCGTACCTTCTCCTATTTACGTTTAATACCACGTGGATCGTCCACTACCGCTTCTATTGAATCGTCATTAATAATGCGGAATTCCCGCCCGTGAATGACTAATCTAGTACCAGCATTGGGTCTAACAAGGACAAAGTCGCCCTTTTTACACCATGCACCGCTAGGAAACCGAGATGTATCCTTATAGCAGTCAGGTCCTAAATCAACTACAAAAAGCACGGTTGTCAGTAATTCATCGTATCGAACAGTTTCGTCTGCCTTTACGATGCCACTTTCGTACTCTCTTTCTACGTCTGGAATTGCACATAGTATGCGGTAACCAGAGGGTTTGGGAAGTTGTTTTGCTTTATCTTCGCTAGATTCGGGCAAAACAGTTATATCACTTACATCATCGGGATTCGTACCGATTAGTAATTCAGTCATTCATTCTCTCCATTTTGTCTTTGAGGTCTAATATGTAACCTTTTGCGATTAGCAGACCTCGGATCTCCCCGCAAACTCGTTGATACTGTATGTGATCCATGTTTCCAACCACTACAGCATTCTTTAATTGGTCAGCTTTGTCATCTATCTGACCCATTAAAACGTCTAATTCCGTCATTTACTGCCTCCTAAGTCTCTGGATTTGGCAATATCAATGCCCATTCTGGTAGCTTCTATTTCATTTTGACGGTCTAGCTTGTCTTTATCGGCAGCCATCTTGATTCCTGCCTTCTGACCCTCGATTTCTACCTGAGCAGCAATCCGCTCCCGCTCAACGCTGATCTGCTCTTGCTTGAGTTGGACGTCCGCCTGATCTTTCTGAGCTTTTCTCTGTACGTCTTGCGCTCTGATCTGGAGTTCTTGCTGTTGCATTTGGATAATTGGATCCTGAGCCTGTTGCTGGGCTTGTTGTTGAGCCGCCTGAGCTTGATTTTGCTGGAGAAGTTGGGCAGAAGCCTGAGCCACCAGTCTAGAAAGCTGAACTTCGTACTCCTCTGGGATGGTTTCGTCATCATCTTTAAGGTATGGAAGGGGAGCGCCAAGCTGTTGTTCGATCATCTGGCGGTATTTAAAGCCAAAATGCTCGGCTATATGGGCGTTTAAAGCAGCAGCCATCAATTGAGCCTGTGGATTCTGTCCAATGACCTGAGCCGTTAGAGGATCTTTCATAAAATTGGTGTGAGCAATGATATGAGACTCGTGATCTTGGTAAATAAAGGCTTTTAAAGGCTTGTTAGTCAAAACATCCATGTTTTCCGTGATGGGATCCTTGGGTTTTTGATCGTCCTGTAAGGGAATTAGCTTTTGAGCGTTGCGAATTCCCAACACATCTAGCATTTGTCTGTGTAGTTGCGGTAGGTTGTAGATCTGAGGCGCATTTTGAGCCAGTTGGAGTACTGCTTGGTACTGTACGATCTTCTGCGCCATCGTTGCCGCATTAGGATCAGAGACTGGAATGACCGAAACCATATCGTAGTCACTCTTCTTCGCCTTGCGGCTGCCCTCTTCAGGCTCATAGTTGTACTCTTCAGGCGTGTAGTCACGAATAATATCCTTTAAAAGACCTAATTCCTGTTTCATGGAGTAGTGAATACGGGCTTGTACCGCACTCATTACTTTTAGAGTCCGCTCCAGAATCGCCAAAGTTGTGCCGACTGGTGCGTTGGCAGACATATCCGCCACTTTCATATCGCCTGCCGAGGCAAATCTTCTTCCCTCTTCTACGATTGTCCCTAGTAGGGAATACAAGACTTGGCTGGGTTCTTTGTAAGGAAGCGTCATTAAGTTGTCCTTAATGGCTCCCGAAGGCACGTCTACGTCTCTAAACTCACCTGGCGAGATGGGTGTGTCGTCTCCCTTAACTCGCAGACCTCTGGTTTTGAAACCGCCTGGCAGATTCGATAATGTACCAGCATCGACAAGTTGTCGGATAAGAGAAGTACCAGACTTAGCAAAAGCACCGACAAGGTGGATAAGCCCAAAACAATAAAAGCCAAAGCCTGGCACGTATCCATAATGGACGAAATGATTCCGCTTTTGTTTGGTTTCATCTTCTGGTCTCCAGTTTCTGCGGATTGATAAGACTTTCTGAGTCCCTTTTTCAATCGTTATAACATACGGCAGGGCGATGCCAGTCTCTTTTCCGTCTTCCTTGTCCTCATAACCAGGCAGGTCTAGGTCTACGTGCATCTCCAAAAGTTTGTAGCGGTCGTCTGAAGTTGCACGAAAACCCATCTTCTCGGCAATTTTCTTCTCGACTTCGTCTAAAGCTCCGCTAGGCTCTTGAAGTTCTACGTCCCTGTAAAAGCCAGCAAACTGAAGTCGTTTGACTTCGTTCTCAGTCTTTCTCATAACATGGGTGACACGAGGGGACGACTGAAGGCTAGAGGCTCCATACGGCACTACGATGTCTTCAGCGGGGATAAACATCGAGACTTGACGATCTAGTGCTGGATCAAAATAAACCTTCTTAAAGGCGTTTCCTGCCAGTCCTAGACCCCAGATCATTCTTTCATGCTCTGGGCGGTATTCGACCATAACGTCCGTTAATTGGTAGTTCATATCGTCCTGAACCCGCTGGGCAGCGTCTTTCTTCTCTGGAGTCTCTTTGCCAACCATTACGGTTTTGACAGGACCTGCCGCAGGGAAGGTCTCCATAATTGTTTCGGATTGGAACTTAACTAAGGCTTCGGAAAGTAGTGGATGATAGACTCCACAGGCTCCTTCCCACGGTTCTGTCCTCTCTTCGATCTTCATTCCTAAAAGCTCTAAACCGTCTACATAGGTCTGGATCCAGTCTTTTCTGGCACTAATGTCGTCTTCAAAGTCGCCTATTAGGTCGCCAGCTATTTCTGCTAGTTCGCCCTCGCTCATGTATTCGGCAAGGTTGGCATCGAAGTCTTCGGCTGTTTCTGCTGCTGGTTCAATTTCAATCTCTAACCCGTCAATACCGATAGTCACTGATTCAGGGTCTACAATCTCAATTTCAATGGGTTCTTCAACAATAGAATCTAACCCGACAGGGGCTTGGTATAGACTTTTTTCAATTGACATAGCGTGTCCTTAGTAATACGCCACTTTTTTGCGTGGCATAAATTGATCTTCCTCATCCGAGTTTAAACGGATAAATCCTCCCTGACGAAATCTTAACAAGGCTTGACTGGTGGAGTCCACAAGGTCGTCATGCTCGCCATTGGGAAAAGAAGCACATTCTTCCATCACCTCTTCCGCCCAACGCTTGTTAGGACACCAGACAAAACCTGAAGCAAACAGATCAGATATAGCGTTTACACGGGCTATCTTATCAGAGCCTTTGCTTGGTGTATATTCCTGTAATGGTATTCCCATCCTACGCATCTCATAGATGAGGGGCGCTCCTGCCGCCTTTTTCTCCACGATCAGAGCGTCTGGCGTCCAATCCTTATAAAGCTCTTGTGCTTTTTTCTTTAGTTCAGGGAACTCTAGACGGTCTTTAAATGCGTCCAAAAGAATGATGTGGGTCGTGTCATAGCCATTGGAGTCCGTTTTATAGAAGACTCCCCATGTTGTACAGGCGGAGTAGTCCGCCCTGTTGTTCTTTTCAAAAGCGGTATCCCAAGACTGGATAATGAACTCACAGACTGGCGGTTCGTCCTTCTCCCAGATCTTCCACATCTCCCGTTTAATGATGGCTCCTTCTTCGGAGGTTGGATTCTGTTGGTATTGGGCTTCCCATTTACTGACTGGGATCTCATTTTTGATGGCTTCTAGTTCTTTTTTGCTCCAGAACTCGCTCCATAAAGGTTTTCCTGAGGGCATGAGGGCAGGAAACTCAATCTGCTCCCAGTCGTCTCCCTCCCGTTTGATGGAGTTATTGAGGATTTGTCCTGTTAAGTCCCGCTTAGACCAGCGGGTCATAACAATAATGATGGATCCGCCAGGCTGTAGACGTTGACGAGGACCAGAAGAATACCATTCGTAGACCCTGTCAAAGACTGCGGGGTTCCCTTGCATCGCCTCCTGCTCGGAATGGGGGTCATCAATGATTAAAACGTCCGCACCTTTACCTGTTACGGCACCGCCAACACCGATAGCGAAGTAATCCCCGCCTTTGTTGGTGTTCCATCTTCCTGCCGCTTTGCTGTCTGAGGAGAGTTTTGTAGGAAATAGGGCTTGGTAGTCTGGGGTCGCTACAAGATTTCTGACCTTACGACCGAAGTTTGTCGCCAATTCTGCTGTATGAGCAGTCTGAATGATTTTCTTATGTGGAAACTTACCTAGATACCAAGCGGGGAACAGATAAGAAGCAAACTCCGACTTAGTATGGCGGGGAGGCATATTGATGATAAGTCTTTTTAAAGACCCATTAGCGACTCGTTCAAAAGCATCCGCCATGTCTTTGTGATGTTTCCCAGCAATAAAGGCAGACCACATCTCTTTGACAAAGGGCATGAAGTTTTGCCTGCATTTCTCCTTCTTGTCCTCTTCTAAAAGCTTTTTAATCTTAGGGATCTGAGGGGAGCCTTCAGGCAGGTGATCCAATAGATTACGATACTTCCTAATTTCTTCTTCAGTAAGAATCACAGGGAGGTCATCTTTTGAATGGTTTTATCAATAGGCTCAACAGACCTAACCTTGTGGGGGTCAAGCTTTAAAAAGCCCATGTCTTTTAGTCTATGGACTAGTCTATGGATATTGGCTTTACTCTTCAGGTTCAATCCTGTGGCTATATCCACATAACTAGGGGAAAACCCTTTGACTCTGATGAAGTCCTCAATGTACCGTAGTACTTCCATCTGACGCTCTGTCATTTCAGTTTCTCCACTGCCTTCTTAAGACTCGCTATGGCTGCACTTAAGTCTTCCTTTTCACCGCCACGCAATTCAGCCTCTACCGCCATGAGACTCAATATCAAATTCTTTAATTTACTAACCACTAACTGATTTTTCAATATATACCCCGTATGAACAAATAGAAAACGTTCGGGGGGTAGTTTGCTATAGCGTTTAAACAATGTCAACTGAAAATTTATATAGGGGGGGTATGTTTCACGTGGAACACTAAGGGGTACTCATGCGATATGTATGTGAAGCATATCTAGTAACGAATACACTTTCCCCTGTTTCATTATACATAGAGAACGTTCGTATTGGTATATGAGTGTGATTGTATGTGTGGATCACAGTGTATAGACGTGTAGGACGCACGCAGGCAAAACAGCGGTGGTGGGGAGCGGTGGGGTCGAGCATGGCACGTTTAAACAAGGGGCAGGCATTGAGCCAGTTCTCTACGCAAGACATCAGTGCTTACGCTTGTTCGCATTCTCTAGCAGTGTCAGTGATGACTCCAGTTCTTTCTTCAATGCATCTACGTCAATCACTTCGGTCACCTGTTCCACTTTGTCGCTGAACATTCCTACCGCCTTGCCCATTAGTTCCAGTGAGCGTAGTCGCATACTGATCGGGGTGTCTTCGTCCTCTGCGTGGTCATACAGTTGCGACATGATGTGCTGACGTGCAATGCGTTCATCTGTCATGATCATTTCTTTTCGAGCATGCATGAGAGGCTCTAAAAGTAAAGTAACTCTAGGATCCCGCATTAGTTTGTTCGCATTGCTTGTGATTGTTGCGTGGCTTGAGTTCTCGCAGTTATACGATCTCATATAAGCATTGATCGGTGTGTGACCCTCTATCAGATAATGAGCAAACATCGTAGCCCTTGGTGACAGTCTTTTGTCTCTGCCATTGGTTTCTACACCATTCTCTAGATGCACTCCTACAGGTAATCCATTCTTCTTTACCTTTATCTCTTGCTCTTCTATTGCTTTCCTGTAATCCCTTGGCTGATCGCCTTTGGCATTCATTCCCTCGCCTGTACTGATAGCATCGTTCTTATTTTCTGTGCTAATACTCAGACTGTCGCATTCATTGTGTTTTTTGCTAGTCTTCATCGCTGGTCTCATCCTCGTTTAAACTTCGATCACTGGCTCATATGATGAGCTTGTTCCATTCTGATGTCAATATCGTTTCCTGAGTGTTCTCTATTTCACCTGTCACTGGCTCACTGCATGAGCCTCTACTATCTCTATCAGTCATCAATCATTCACCACACATTTATTTGACTGTCGCACTTCGTGCTAAGGCTCACGTGATGAGCCACCCGATTTCTAAAATTGATCCCAGTTGTGACCGAGACCGCTCAGTACTGTATATCCATACATACGGTTTAAACCGCATTAGAGGGGTCTAGGAGACGTTAATGCTATTGTTGGAGCAAGTGGGTGTGCTAGCATCCGATCGTTCAATGGTGAGCCTCACCCTTATAGAACAAGGCTTGGCGGGGAGGGTTTTTTGGGTCTTGTATAAGACCTAAAACTGGGCGATAGATAGTCTTATATAGAGGGTAATACCTGAGTAAACTGTGTGGGATTAACAACATGATGCTAACACCTGTTTAAACATTCGTGCTAACATTCAGTCTGTTGTTGCAGTTGTAGTAAATCGGTGAGAAACCACCGACACGTGCGAGCCGAGAGCGTGAATAAATAAATGCGGTGATCGATTGAAATGTATTAATTGCCTATCGATCTAAAACAAAGGGCGAGACGTATCAAGTCTATAACTGTACGGGAAAGGCTAGTAGCCATTGTGGCGAACGAGATAGCACCGAGACCGCTTTGACCTGACGGTGACAACGTCAGCGAGTGCCAAAAGTTGTGGAGCGATCCACTAGATAACATCTCATAGCATCCTTGGAGGAGGGTGCTAGAGGATGCGATCTTGCATCTTACTTAGGAGGCTTTTATGACATTCGGTGAATACGTTAAGCAGTACGTTACCCTTGAAAATGCCCTTGAATACTCAAAGCAGAGGGATCAAATTGCTTGGGTCTCAGACCTTACTGGTCTGTCTGTCGATCATCGTTTTACTACCCAAATCGAGAATCGTCTCGATGGCTTAACCCAAACCAAGGTTGGTGCTATTCCCGCTGACTTCTTCTTTTCACTCTAACCAAGGGGGCTTTATGAGTTCATTAGTACGTTATGTTGCAGAGCAGAATAGTTGGAATGCCATATTCGGTAGAAAACCCTATGACCTGTCTGTTCCCGCTGATCGGGAGCGGTTGGCACGTAGGATCGACAACGAGTTGTCACCTGAGAACCTGACCTGTGATGGCGAATTGCCTAGGTCTGAGGTTGGTCGTAGGTATAACAAACTAATCCGAGTCGCTGAGGAATTGCAGAGGCTCGATCCGAGTGTGCAGTTCTCGGAGGTTTAAGACCTATCCTTATGCCCTTTGGGGCATAGGGATGTGCCTTATAACTTTTAACAGGAGGGCTTATGCCTATCAGAAACTTTGTAGCAAAGCACGCTAAACGGTGCGGTGCGGGTAGTCATACCGCTCGTAAGTACAGTCGTAAAACTAAACACAAGGGGGTGGCAAATGGCTATTAATCGTGAAGAGTGGTTGAACGAGGCGGTATCAGAATTACGTGGCATTTTCGATGCCAATGGTTTTCCTATTCCCGCCAATGTCAGGGTGACCTGTGGCTTTCCAAGCAAGCACGCACGTAGTCTGAATCGTGCTATCGGTGAGCATTGGTCTGACAGTGCATCGACAGATGCTACCCATGAGATCCTGATCTCGCCAGTGGTTGACGATCCCTTTGAAGTATTCGGGATCTTGGTTCACGAGTTGTCGCACTCTGCCACCGATGGTTGTGGTCATCGTGGGCGGTTCGTTGAGTGCATTCGTAAGGTGTGGCTTGAGGGTAAGCCTACATCCACTGTCATTGGCGAGACCTTTCGCCAAAATTTTGGCGGTCTGATCGAGGGCTTGGGTGCATACCCACATGGTCGTTTAAACGTTCAGGCTAACCGTAAGGTTCAGGGTACTCGGATGCTCAAGGCATCTTGCCCACATTGCAATTACACCATCCGCTTGACCAGTAAATGGGCAAGCCTTGGTCTTCCAGTTTGCCCAGTTGATGGGCATCAGTTATCACTTTAATTTTTATAGGGGCTTAAATTGAACAATCTTAATATCGAAAAACAAGTACCACTCATCCCTCTCGCCCAGTTAAACGGTGTGCTAGAGGCTAACGGTCTCGTAGGCTTTGCCCCCAAGGACAAGGCACAGGCTATCGCTCAGGTCATTGCCTTGATCAATGCGGGTAACGTGACCATCGATCAGGTCAAGTCTGCCAAGCCTGTCGTAACAGTTGGCTTGCCCACTGACGTTGCCCAACAAATTACCAAAGCACAGGCTCAGATCAATGAGAGCCTGTCCAAGGTTGAGGCAGTGCGTGAGGTTGCCAGTAAATCTCTTGATCGGTTGATGATTCAGTCTACCGCTATCGAAAAGAAGTTCGATGACCTGACTGCCCGTTTAAACGTCAAGGTGGATGCAATCGAAAAGCCTGATGCCAAACTGATTACTGACACCCTACGTGATGAGGTGTCCAAGCAGTTTGCTAAGTTCCGCAAGGCAACCCCTGTCGAGGTCATTGCTGAGGTTGCACAGACCGTTGCAGTGACACGTAGGGTCAAGGTCAAGGACGTGTTCGATGGTGTCCTGTCCTACGATTACAACGGTGAGACGATTGATTTCTCCGAGTTAGAGATCGAGGTATTCGATGACCCATCCGCTCCCGCTCGTGTCGCTGACTACGTGTTTGCACCACGTCACTTGCACCAAGCCTTGGTTGCACTGGACGATGCTCTGCCTGATAACACATGGTTGGCGGGTGAGCGTGGCACTGGCAAGACCGAGTTCGTTACCCAGTTAGCCTCACGTCTCGGACGTAGATTGTTTCGTGTGAATTTTGACGAGGCGATTGAACGTGCCGACTTCATCGGTGCTAACAGTATCGAGAATGGCAGTGTCGTATGGAAAGCGGGTGTCATCACCCAAGCGATCCAGTACACAGGTGCTATCGTTTTAGTTGACGAGGTTGGCTTTGCCCGCCCGCAGTCAATTGCGATTCTGCATTCCCTCTGTGAGCGTAGCCCGCATCGTTCGATTGTGATCAGCGAGACAGGTCAACGCATTCCTGTTGCTAGTCATGTTGCGTTCTTCTGTGCCGACAACAGTAATGGTCATGGCGATACGTCAGGTAACTTTGCGGGTGTGCGTGATCAGAATACTGCATTCATTGATCGCTTTGGTTACACGCTCCGCTTTGAGTACTTGCCTGAGAATCAGGAGGTTGCACTGGTATCGAGTCGTACTGGTTTAAACATCGATGCATCTACTGTGCTGATTCGCTTTGCCAATGTGGCTCGTGAGAAAGCACGTGCGGGTGTGCTGACTCAGCCACCTAGTCTTCGCCAGTTGTTTGCTTGGGCGAGAGCAGTAAGCAAGGGTGTGCCAGTTGGTATCGCCTTTGAGAATGCAATCATCAATAAGTTTCCCGCTGATTGCGAGGCTGAGTTGCGTGGTGTGTTCTCTGCGGTGATTGACGTTAACAATTTCAAATCTTTTTTGGGAGGTAAGTAATGCTTGCAATCAATGCTAAACGTGGTGTCGAATCCACACTAGAGCGTGTGTTCAAGAATGCGGGTGGTCGCTTTGATCGCCTTAACTTCGTGTGGTCAGGTACTACTGCGGGCATCATCTTTGAACGTGGTCAACATGGTGTCGATGCTAAGATCCTGTTCCCCGCAATCAACGAGGCATCCGACATTCCTCGTGCCAAGTTCAATAACCTAATCGGTTATGCCTTGCATGAGTTGGGTCATGCTTGGTTTACCGATAACGATCCTTGGGATAACGCTCGTAGAGAGCATGGCGGGTTCGTTGCTAACCTAATCAATGGTCTTGAAGATCCTCGCATCGAACTCAAGGTTATCGAATCAGGCTACGCACCAAACAGCCGTGCCTTGTTTGAAGACCTTACTAATTCAGTGCTTGCTAAGAATGGTTACGTTGAGGCAGACGATCTTAAAAACGTACCGTTCCTACTCGCCATCGAGGGTAGACGTTTAAACGGCTATCACATCAACGTGCCAAGCATTATCGATGATGCACCTTGGGCTAGTGATTTGCACTGGGCATTGGGTGAGGCACAGTTAGCCACCAACACTCAGCGTATCGCTGAGATTGCAATCGAGTTGTATAAGCGTTTGCAACAGGATGAAGAGGGTGGCGGTGGTAATGGTGACAAGCCTACCGACAAGCCTGAGCCTGACGATGGTGAAGAGCGTGAGGGTGGTGAAAAGGGTGAGGGTGGCACTCAAGGTGAAAAGCCTACCGACAAGGGTGACGATCAAGGTGACGATCAAGGCGGTGATGAGGGCGATGATCGGGGCAGTGATGAGGGTGGTAAGGATGGCGATAAGCCTACCGACAAACCCTCTGACAAACCATCCAAGGGTCGTGGCAAGTCTGACTTCGGGGGTGGTCGTGATCCTGAGCCATCTGATTTCATCGAGGGTGAGTTGGCTGATTCTGATGTACAGAGCGGTGGCGATATTCCTAATGTCGCTAAACCACAGTTCGCAAAATTTACTTGGAGGTAACATGATTCTTAACAAAGCAGAATGTGAGAGCAAGTTCTCTTACCTGTTCAATACTCAGCATGGCGGTCTAGGCGGTGTACGTGCAAACATCATTCGCCTACTTCGCTCGGTTGACTTGGTTGGTTGGTCAACACATGAAGAAAATGGTCGCTTAGATCGCAGAGCGTTTACACGCTTTGCCACTGGCAGTACATCAATCTTCAGCAGACGGCAACACGTTGAGGCTACCAAGTCTGCGGTGTCTGTACTGATCGATTGCTCAGGTTCGATGAACGACTATGGCGGTGAGCGTATCAAGACTGCACAGGAGATTGCAATTCAGTTGGGCAAGATCCTTGACAAGGCTGACGTATCGTTCAGTGTTACTGGATTCCGAGGCACTAGAGATGCCGATGGTTACACCTGTCGTGCTGAGTGGTCACGTGTCGTTACCGAGTACACACAATTCATTCCATTTAAAACATGGAAAGAGTCGTTATCGAAAGCATCCGCTAAGTTGGGTTCGATTGATCAGTGTGCGGATGGCGGTACACCTGACTACGCATCGCTCACGTTGGCACTGGAAGATCTGTCTCGTCAAGAAGAGCAACGTAAGATCCTCTTCCTCCTGACAGATGCCGATGGTTACGATGTTGATCGCATGAAGAAAGTACAGACCCTTGCTAACAAGTTAAACATCAAGGTCATTGCAATTGGTATCGGCAACACCAAGGTTGCGAAATGCTTTGATGTGGCAGAGAATGTAAAGGATGTCAGCGGTCTTGCATCAACATCCTTTAACAAGTTGCTCAAGGAGTTGCGTTAACACAGGGGGGTGACCCCCTGTTTTTAAATTGGAGGTAAAAATGAAACACGATCCGAACCAGTTCTCTTCGCTTATCAATAGCATTGGCAATGCGTGTGACAACAAAAATTTAAAATTGGTTGTTGATGCATTAGCGGTATCAATTGCAAATGTTGGTATTTGTAATGGCATTCCATATGAAGAATTTTTGCAAGACGTTTTAGAGACCATCACTTCGGTTTATGTCATCAACGATTTAAACCAACAAGCTGATGGAGAATCAATACATTAACCGTTTAAACAGGGGGCTTACATGAATAAAGTTTGTATGTTTTTAGAGCAAGAGTTGTATCCATTCAAGGTCGCACAGAATATTCGTACGTTCGGTTACAAGTATGCGTACTGGATTCTTCGGCACAAAGGTGCGACACGCTATCAAGCGTTACGTGCCATTTTCTTTGCAGTTTAAATAGGGGGGCTTATTATGCGTAGCCATCATTTTTCTTGTAATACAGATTTGTTGGACGAATTTTCTAATCTTGAATTTGGTCATGCCGATTGGAAAATGGATTGGGATGCTGATGGAAATTTCATTGTTACGTTTTTTAAAGATGCGAGACCTGAGTACTTAGCAGATCTTGACGAGGACGAGGATGATGCTGAGGCACAACGCATCGATGATGCATCTTGGAGGGCTTAGTATGAAACATTTCGTTGACCGCCTATTTGACATTGCGTTGTACTTAATGTTAATTGCATTCGTTGCCAATTTAATACATGGTGCAGTGTGACAGTCGAACGTAAACCACCAATAGCAAAAGTTGTACGCAGAGAACACCAACGTGAGGGCTACAAAAAATCTTCACGTTGGATGTTGTTTAAACAAATACTTGAGCGTGAAATTAAGGAGCGTAAGAATGACCTATGAACAATTGAAAGACTTAGTTGGTGATGACAATGCAGTCAGGGTATACGACTACTTCGTTGGATTCACTGTAGATAATCTTGTGCAGTTGGTATTGGATGGCTATACACCTAGCCAATTAATTAATTTAGCAAAGGAGTTGAACGATGAATCCTGATCGTTGGTTACAAAGTTGTGCAGAGGATTACATAGACGAGCAATGTGATCATGAGGAGGTGTGGGCAGAGGAACGCTCTGTGTTGTTAAAAGAGATTGGCAGTGGGATGGTCACACCCGATGAGTTTGAGATATTTGAAAGACTCTTCGATGACCAATCCGATTTGCTAAAAGCACTCGCTCGGAATGATGACAAAGCAGTCCTTGCTATTCTTCGTAAGCGGTTCGATGAGGGTGTCGAATCAATTGTTGAATCTAGATTGGAGTATTAAATTGGATATACAAACTCAAATGCTTTTAAATAAAACCGTCCTCAACGTAATGGTAGTTGAGCATTTATTGAAAGAAGATAAGATTGGCAAAGCAAAGGCTTTAAAAGATTTAAACAAAGCCTTTGATACTTTAGTTGAGATTCGGGATGCCAATCCCGATGAACCGATCCATGCCTATGTGGAGCGGGTGTTTGATCGTATCGCTGATCTGACCATGCATTAATAATTAACCCCCTTTGACTTCGGTCATCGGGGGTTTTTTTTCGTCCTCAGATTCACCACTTATGATGCACTGAGCGTTTAAACGGGCAGTCAATGTACCAGCATCTTTTTTCTGGCGGGTTGGGTTTAAACCTAGAATGCCTCTTGTTCAAAGTACGTACCTGTGACCTTGTCGTACCCTAAAGCAGTTTCCCCTTGAGTACCTACCCACCGATAGCGACACTTCCAAACCGCAATCTCTACGTTCTCCTTGGTGCGATGCACTGTGATCCCGCAGTCTGCCTTTGCCCACCATGCCATAGATCCTGATATAGCCATACCATCAGGACGTGGTAAATCCATCCCTGAGCGTGTTATTTTGCTTGGATGGGCTACGAACCATACATGAACCCCATAAGCCTTAGCAAACGCTTGTATGCGGGTCAACATCCCCGATATAAATTCTGTCTCTGCCTGACCGCCTTTGTTGTCGATGTAGTTGTAAGGATCGATAACAAGACCTCGGATTCCCATGCGAACCACCGCAACCTTTGCCCGCTCCAAGATTGATTCAATCGTGGCGGGTTCTACTCCCTCGGAATCTAAGAAGAGGAAATGCTCTTCCACCCATTTAAATGCCTCGTCCTTCTCGTCCTGAGTCATTCGCTTTGTGCCATCAAAGAACCGCTTTTCCTTGTAGATCTCCATGAGGCGGGAGATATGAATCTCAGGCTGATTCTCAAACGAGCAGACCGCAAACTTCCAATCGTGATTCCTCCCCAAGTTGACCATCATTTGATCCACAAAGTTAGACTTACCGCATGAGGGGTATCCAGTTACGATGGTCAGTTGACCCTGAGCCACCGTATAGATTTCATCCACGTTGGAGTAACCAGTAGACAAGCCCTTCCCCGTCCCCTTCCCCCACAAGTCGTTTAAACGGTCAGCAAACTTGGAGGCTGAAGACAAACCCGCAACTGGGTACGGCTCTGCCTCCTCGATAATTTTTATGACCAGTTCCTTGCCCTCGGCAAGGTAAGCCTCATTTAAATCTTTGTATTTGAAATGAGAGATTCTGCATTTGTCTTTGCCAATCCTTCTCGCCAATTCCTCAGCCAAAGCCTGACCCGCAGTGTCGGTGTCGGTCGCTATCGTGACGTGGGGTACTTTCTCAAGCACGTCAAACGCATTCCACACAAAAGAAAACTTCTTATCCTCCGAGGCATCCACCTTTCCATCCGAGACTTTCATCGGTGCGCCACTTGGCACAGAAACCACGTTGGTCAAGCCACACTCAAGCAAAGTCAAAGCATCAATCTCACCCTCAACAATGATTACTGGCTTGGTCGTATCGATATGGTCTATGCCAAAAAAGTCGTTTGCACCGCCCACGTCTTGCGTAAAGTCCTTCGCCTCGATGCTCCGATACTTGGCAGACACGTATACCCCGTTACGGAAATATGGGAAGCCGATTGCGTCTGTCTTCTTGTTTAAACGCTGAAAGTATTTTTCGGCAGGGAACAACTGCATCTTCTCTGCGGTGTTGGCAGAAATACCACGAGATTTTAAAAAGTCAAAATGTTTGTTTTCTAGTTTTGTTGTTTCTAAATTTCTAATGGGATGCACATTACTCTCCGAGTGTCTGTAAGATTTTGTTTTAAATGGAACCGCCCCGCTGATTTGGCAGTGTTGACAGTAATAGACCAAAGCATCTTCCTTGCGGTCAATGTTTAGTTCTTTTAAATGAGATTTTTTTCTGTCCTGAGAACAATTCGGACATATGGTACGTAGATGATTATCCACGTGCAATGAAGACACAAACTCCGCTACCGCATTCATATTTTAAGCCCCTCTAAGTTTTACTTCTTTGGTTTGTTTATTTTAACAGTGTGATCGCTATTCCGTGTAAAAGATCGATTTGATTTTGGTGATTTCAATTTCAAATTTTTACTTGAGTTAGTACCTCCTTTTGAGAGTGGAACGACATGATCAATGTCTTTTCCTTTTCTGTCTACCCCACGCTTATCCATGTCATACCTAGCCCTCGCCCTTGCATTTCGAGATGGTTGCTCATCTCTAGACTTTTGTTGGGTGTATTCCTTTTTATAAGGACGTGGTTTGTTAACGTATGGCATAAAAATAATCTTTTTCTATATATATATACATACTGCCCTCTTGGGGAGGGCAGACCTAGCCTAAACTGGTCTGCCTTCACAACCTATGCCCACATTGGTATCGGTTGACCCGAAAGACTTTTCGTGCAAGGGATTCTTTCTTCGCCATCCCTGTCTGATGTCTAATGCACTAACCGTAGTATCAGCAATACCGTTTCGTCCCTACCGTTTTTCATCGTCAAACGAAACAGGTTTCAATATTAAATTTATAAAAAATAAATTGCAAGGTGTTTTGATGCAAGTACGTGTAAATCCTAATCATATGTTTAAACGAATGAATCGTGCCTGGCTGAGATGAGCTTTTGCCTGGCTACGCAGCAGCTCGTAGATCGTTTAAACGGGCTAAGTTACTTAATGCCGAGTAAAAAAACGGGGGAGTTAAATTCTCCCCCAAAGTTCACCTCACATGAACATCCATCCATTTTCTTTGAAAATTATGACAAAACAAGGAGAACGTTACTGTTTGACAAACATTTTTCAGATGGTGTAATATACCCCTGAGCATTCATCGGCTCAACAATGACTTCGATTAAGCCCCCTAGTCATAGACCAGTAGGTCGGAAAGCCACTACTCTTCAAGCGATAGTGGCTTTTTTTATTTCGCTTACTTCTATCTCACACCTAGGGTTCTCCTTATCCAAACCCCAATATATGTGTTTCTCTTTGACCTGTCGGTCATTCTTATATGCCACCTCTTGTAGCAAATCCAGTATTAAACTCTCGTCCAAGTCAGGTCTACGTGATGCGTACCAAATGCGAATGGTTACCGCCACATCACATTCAAAAACTTCGCTGTCGGAAATAACGCATTGCTGTTTAAACGCTTTAGCATACGACAACGCCTTGGCGGACTTGATAAACATTGGCTTTCCACGCACGTAGACCATTTTCCGTGAGTTAGCTTTACTTGCGGGTTCACCAAATATTTTTAAAAATAGTGTTTGCATTTGTTAAATAGTTGTATTAGTATTTAGTCATAGGAGGGCTTAAATGAAGATCACAAACAAATTCAATGTACCAGAAACATTAGTTGCACTCGCCAGTAGAGATTACTACACCAAGGGTCAGTCAGACTATTCAGTCACAGAAATCATCTCCCCGCCTCGCATACAGAGGCTCAGACGCAAGCATTTTGAAGAGATAGAGCAAGATGTATCCGATATGCTTTGGATGCTCCTAGGCACTGCTCTGCACGTTGTAGCCGAGCGTTCTGAGGTATCGGGTCACACCAATGAGGAACGTCTTTCTGCGGGTGTCAATGGCATCATCCTGTCGGGGGCGATTGACCTCCAAAAGGACGAGGCAGATGGCATCACCATTACAGACTATAAGTTCACGTCCGCATGGGCATTGATGAACGACAAGCCTGAGTGGGAACAACAACAGAACATCTATAAGTACTTGGTGGAGCGGGTTAAGAAAAAGCCTGTTAAAGGCTTGAAGATCTGTGCCTTGATCCGAGATTGGTCTAGGCGGGATGCTCAGAACAAACCTGACTATCCACAAGCACCTATCCAAATAGTTGACATTCCAATGTGGACATTTGATCGCACTGAGGCTTTTATCAAGGAACGAGTCGAGATGCACAGGGATTCCAAGGTCAATGCTGATTGGGGCGAGGAGTTGCCTTTATGTACTGAAGAGGAGCGTTGGGTTAGACAAACCACGTATGCGGTCAAAAAGGATGGTCGTAAGACTGCAATTCGTGTGTTTGATACACAAGACGAGGCAGATGCCTTGTTAAAAGAAATGCCTGAGAAAGACAAAGGCTTTATAGAAATCCGTAAGGGTGAGGCAGTACGTTGTACAGGGAACTTCTGCGGAGTATCGCAGTGGTGTAGTCAATATCAAAATCAAAAGGAGCAGGGGGGTTTAATTGAAAGTCTGTAGAAAACTAGTCGAGGTTCGTAATGAACTTCAAACAATGCCACTAAGCAAATCAGGTCATAACAAATTTGCGGGATATAAATACTTTGAATTGGGTGACTTTTTGCCCGCCATTCAAGGTTTATTTAAAAAGCATGGCTTATGCGATGTGATTTCGTTTACGCAAGACCTTGCAACAATGGTGGTGTATGACATCGAAGACGGTAGCAGTGTAACGTTTACCTCACCTATGGGTTCTGCCCAGTTAAAGGGATGTCACGAAGTGCAAAACATTGGTGCAGTAGAAACGTATCAGCGTAGGTATCTGTACGTTACTGCTTTAGCCATCGTTGAGCATGATGCATTGGATGCCGTAACAGGATCGCAAGCAGTAGAAATAAAGCCTGTTGAAGTTAAGGCAAAGCCCCAAGAGCCTGAGCAGAACTTAGATGCCCTTGCAGAAGTACTTATTACCTTTGGTGATACGTGCGAGAGCCTCAAGGAACTTAGCAGTTTTTGGAAAAAGAATCAGGCGGGCATTGATCAGATGAAAGTCAGCAATCCTGATTTGTTTAAACAAGTGCAATCTGCGTTTGCACAGTACAAATCTAAATTTAAGGAGTGATGATGTACAAAAAACCATTTGAAGATCAACCAAATAAAGGGGCGATCTTTGCTAACAAAACAAAGACAAACCCTAAAGCACCCGATTATCGTGGCACTGTTTTATTGGACTTAAACACCTATGAAGTGATTAATAATTGCATTAAGGTGGAATTATCAGGATGGAAAACAACCGCCAAATCAGGTTTAGTTTATCTAGACATCAGGGCGCAAAAGCCATATGAAGATGGCAAGACACAACCACAACAAACCAAATCAGAGGAGCTAGATGATGACATTGAATTCTAAAAAACCAATGGCAAAAAAACGTGGCAGACCATTAGGTTCTAAAAACAAAGCGAAGCGTGGAAGACCAGCGGCTAAAAAAGCTAACACGTTTAAACAGTTTGATGTAGAGAGCCGATCATTAGCCAAGATTGTTGAATTAGAAAAAATTCGACAAAACTTGCACAATGTAATCGACAACCTTGAGCATCAAGCCGTCCAATACAAAGCCGTTATTAGTTATCTTGAGAACAAACTGGAGAACAGATGAACGCTCTTCAGTTTGAGGCAGTGAAAGTTGCTCTTAAACAAGATCGCACTGGGTTTGTTTTAACACTTAGTATCCACCCTGATGAAGCCCCCGAAGAATTATTGCGGGACTTTGTTGGGGCTAGATACGGTGTCGCAATGGTGCGTATCCAAGATAACGAAACTGCAACGCATTATGACAATCGATTAAAAAAGGCGGGTATGTTGGGTCGCAGTACGAAATTCCATCTGTGGTTAAAAAGAGCAAATGGTTTATCGATTGATGGAGAGGCTGATGCCGTAGAGGCAATCCATCAGATCTGTGGCATTCATTCCCGAACTGAACTCAATGGCAATAAAGATGCCCAAAAATTATTTGATGAAATGGTAGAAGATTATGAACGATGGATTGAAGAAGCCGAGCCGTTTTAAAACTGTTGTTCCGCTAATGGTTTATCTTGATCCCAAAGAGCGTGATAGCGTAAAAGCTTTCTCCAAAAAAGAAAACATGAGCGTTAGTCAGTTATCAAGGGAGGCATTTCAAATGCGTATGTCTGACTCAAGCGATTTGTTTAATTCAGGATTCAATGCGGGTTTAAATGAGGCAATGAAAATTGTTAACAATTGTCAAGGTGCAACCATGATGTTCCCATCAGGCAAGTCGTTCGCAAGAGTGGTTTGTGATGACATTGAAAAATTCTTGAGAGAGAAAAAATGACCGATCAGGACAAAGAGTATCTACGTGATTTGCTTGCGGGATTCGCTCTGACTGGACTATTAATGCGTAACAACAATAAGCTAGATGGATTAGCAGTTGGTGCTTACGCTTTAGCTGACGATATGCTTGAGGCACGTAAACCACGTGCAGAAGGGATTGTTGCCATTAAAAGAAGAGTCAAACCAAAATGAATCAAATTCAATTTGGCGATTGCCGAACCATCATGGATCAGTGGATCTCAGAGGGGGTGAAGGTGCAGACGTGTGTCACCTCTCCCCCTTATTTTGGTCTACGAGACTATGGTCACGATGGACAAATTGGACTTGAGCAAACCGTAGACGACTACGTGGCGGCTATCGTTAGCGTGTTTAAACGGGTTAAGGATCTGCTGGCGGATGACGGGACGCTGTGGCTAAACCTTGGGGATAGTTACTACAACTATCGTGGTGGTAAGGGACAGTCTTTGGTTAAACAAACTGTCTCCAATAACCTCCAAGACTTACCGCAAGTCTGTGCTAGGCGGGGAAACAAGCAAGAGGGACTAAAGGAAAAAGACCTTATAGGCATCCCTTGGCGAGTCGCCTTTGCCTTACAGGAGGATGGTTGGTATCTACGTCAAGACATCATTTGGAACAAACCTAACCCTATGCCTGAGTCAGTCAAAGATCGATGCACGAAGAGCCACGAATACATCTTTTTATTAACCAAGAACCCCAAGTATTACTTTGACAACGAAGCTATCAAAGAGCCTGTTAAAGAAGATTGGGGTACGAGGGATAGGACAGATGGCAAATACCATAACGAAGGATCAGGACTTAGTCCCCATTCGGGACTAGAGAAGTCTTACGAAATGGCTAACAAACGGTCTGTATGGACTGTTACCACCAAACCTTTTCATGGCGCACACTTTGCCACATTCCCAACGGATTTGATTGAGCCTTGCATCCTTGCGGGTAGTCGCCCCAGAGATATTGTGTTTGATCCGTTCATGGGTTCTGGAACCAGCGCTGCCGTAGCTCAACGTTTAAACAGGCAGTACTTGGGCTGCGAGCTGAACAAGGAGTACAAGAAGCTACAAGATGCACGTCTTTCGCAACAATCATTGGAGCTTTTATGACATTTCAAGAAGACTTAGAAAGAGGCTTAGATATAGAGTTGAAGGTATTGGATGCCATTCAAAAGAAATATCCATCGGCTAGTTTAATTAACAAATTTAAGGGCTATGACATTTGGATTCCTGAGTTACACAAGTCAGTCGAAGTGAAATATGACCCCATGAGCAACGAGACTGGGAATGTTGTTATAGAGATAGAAATGAACGGTCAGTTGTCAGCCCTTAGCACTACTACCGCAGATTTTTGGGTATTTCATGATGACCATGTTTTTATCATTATGAAGCCCATGAGCATCGTAAATTGTATTTTTCAAAATAAACTACAGTATGTAGAGTTTGTTGGTCAGGGAGATACATCCAAGAAAAAAGCATTTTTGGTTCCAAAAGAGTTATTGTTTAAATACGGCAAACAAATGGGGGAATGATGAAAGTTACACCATATAACAACGGCAAGATCAAAATAGGCAATGAAGTTTATTTAAATAAACTAGTAAACCCGCCATATGTAGAAAATGACGATGATATGTTGGAATTGCAAAGCTACCTTATCCAAGACCCACGCATTCTTAATAAAGAGTATTGGTTTAAGCGTGTCTACATTGCGTTCCTTCTGTTTGTGCTAACCATAATCTTGATGGCACACTAAATGAACGCATACGAAGTTATTTTATACGAAACTCAATTTAATACGTTGTTATATGAGGTGGAAGCTAAAAGTGAAAAAGACGCTATTCGCATTGCATTGCGTACGCACATGATTGAAGACGCAAAAGAAGAATGGGTTACTGGTCGCAAGATTGAAGGAGAAAAGGTTTATCTTATTGTGAATGAAACTAATAAAAAGGCACAAGAGAAATGAAAAAAGATTACATGATTAGAGTAAGGGTGGATACAAAAACAAAAGAATTGGCTAACGCAATTTTTAAAAAGCATGGAATAAATATGTCAATAGCTATACGAATGTATTTACATCAGATAATAAATAAGGAACAAGAGAAATGACTACATTTACAACCGAAGACAGACAGAATTCCTCACCACCACACATCGTTGATGGCGGTGCTAGTCATCAAACCTTGGGCGAGTTTATTGCCCACAAGAAGATGGTTAATGAATTACTTGAAGAGATTGACGTTCAAAAGAAAGTCATTCAATCCCTGAGCGAAACAGGGCAGAAGCTATATGATGAGAACAGACATCTAAAAGAATCTCTTAGAAGTATTAGCAATCAACTTACTAATATGATGGAGCTTTGGGAGTTTAAACGATGACCACTTTTTTTGTTGTATTTTTTGCTGGTATAGGACTGATGGTTTGTATTTTTCTTCTTGTTGTTTTTTTACTTATTTATCTTGGAGATCGTGAATGAAAGAACCAATACCTTTTGCTGGATGGGTGCAGTACAGTGATGATACTGTGATGAAAAAAGAAGATTTGGTAAACCATCCTAAACATTACACGTCACACCCATCGGGGGTAGAGTGTATTCAAGTCACCGAACATATGGGATTTAACCTTGGTAATGCCATGAAATACATATGGCGGGCAGATGAAAAGGGCAACGCAGTCGAAGACTTACGCAAAGCGGCTTGGTATATCAACCGTGAAATAGCGAAGCGGATCAAAGTTTAAACATGGCTACCAAGGCGGAGAAAGAGCGGTATGGGAAAGTTGCAAGACTCGGATGCATCCTCTGTTGGCATCTTGGATACGAAGGAACACCAGCAGAATTACATCACATTAGAAGAGGTGGTAGACGAGACAATGCTCCTGTTATCCCGCTATGTCCTGAACACCACCGAGGAAATACTGGTGTTCACGGACTTGGACGCAAAGCATTTGAAGCGAAGTATGAGTTATCTGAGGAGGACTTATCCGTATTCACGGAACATCTCTTAACGAATACCTAGTGTATCTGCCGCTTTAACCCCTTGTTGGGCAATGATGTTGTACTGTGCCGTCAATTTGTTAACGAGTTCTCTACGCTCTTCTGGTGTTCTGCTCTGGTCATTTTTAACTATTTCAATTTGTCTGCGAACCTTGCTCATGTTCTCGCTGAATTTTCTAAGAGTTGGTGCGGAGGCGATGAGCATCTTCTTCTCCTCGTCCTCTACCATTTCTCTAGCCTCTTCCAAACGACCTGAGTTCTTCAGTTCATTAAATCCTTGGGCAGTACGGTTAGCCGTCTGTTGAATATCAAAGAAGTTAGCCACTGCCTTATCTGCGTTAGGATCAGTCATAAACGCTTTGAAGAATGGCTGTTTCTCTAGGTTTCTTGCTGCTCCGTCTTTTCCTTGAAGCGTGTAAACAAGCTCATCTGCCAACGTAAACATAAACGTACCAGCTTCAGCAAAGTAGCCTTGGACTAAATTGTCGATCTTGGCGGGAGACAGACCTACAAATCCGAGTCCAGCCCCGCTGAGGAACTTAGCCGTTTCACTAGCGTTACGTCCACGAGCCTCTACTGGAAGTCTGGCATCACCAATGCTTTCTACTGGGTTACCAGTAAAGAATGAGTAGTTAACAAAATTCTCTAAAGCTGGTTTGATAGCCTGTGGTACTGGCACACCGCCTGTTGGGAGGTTATGTAACAAGCCGTCTTTATAGGCTTTGATCATCTCTTTGCCTGTGTCATTGCCGTAGGCATAGCGTATTGCTACCTCTGGCACGACCTTGAACAGGAAGCCAACCTCGTATGGGACAGGAACTTTAATGAATCCATCTGAGAGGGGGTTTTTAATCAGCCAGTTGTTATCTTTGACATAGTTAGGTTGTTTCTGATATTCCTCATCGTCTTGCATCAACATAGCGTAGGCGACTGAAGCTCCAAACATTAACGCAGCTCGCTGTTTAAACAGCTTCTTAGCTGCTTCTTTCTCAGAAGCTGGCAAGTTGTAGCCTGTAGCGGCACGGTATACGGTATCCAAGGAAGTGATGGATGCCGACAAGAATGGGATCATTTGACGAGCGGCATTTAGAACCTTAGAGTTTCCATGTACTAGGAAGTTAATAGCCTCACGAGACTTCATAACTCCATAATTAACTGCCTCTTCCTCGGTCATACCTTTATCTAGAGCAGATTGCTTTTCTTTCTTGAAGATGGCTACACGAGTTGCCGCATCGGATGCCTCATGCATCAGCATTAACTTGTGGAACACCTTTTCAAGATTGCTTGGATCAACCTTTTCTGTGCCGACTTGATTAAGGAATGTCTGTAGATCAAGGGTACTATCGTACTGTCCAATAACACCACGGGAGGCAAGAATCTTAGCCTCTTCCGAGTCTTTACGAAGGATATTTATGTATTCCTTAGCCGAGTGGAATGGAGTAACGATACCGCCATTGGCTACGATGCTGGCATGGATTGGATCACGAATTAACTGACGTATCCAGAACATGGGGTTTAATAAAGCACCCGCACGAAGAATGTTGGTAGCCCCGCCAAAGAACTTCAAGACAGGTCCAAGTTCGTAGTGCATGGACTCAAAGGCGGAAAGGTCAGTAGCGTTATCTACTATGACATGAACCACACCCTTAGAGTCTGCAAATGGATTGGTAGGATCTTTATAGCGTAGGTTGATTCCTTCTGCATCAGGATTGCCTACATCAACACCATTACGTTTCTTGGTGGGTATTCTGGCGGCACCAGCATCAATTAACTGGGTAACAGCGACTTTGCGGACTTGATTTTGGTAAGCACCCGCCAACATGGATGCGTATTGCTTATCAATGTTTTCCCAAATGTTGCGTTTTAACGGCACGGGATTGCCATTTTCGTCCAAAACAACCTTACCGTTCTTGTCCCGCAAGTACTCAGCACCCTCTAGTTTTTTAACTTTAGGGGTAGACTTTAGACCAGCCGCAGTAAAGCCTAGCTGACTCTCCATCATGGTCTCTAAATCGGTATTAGAAGCCGCTAGAGACACGTAGAACTTCTTGGCACGGTAAGTGTCAGCCTCTTTCTTGCTAAACAGTCCTACGCTCTCCCAGAGGTTGATAAGCCCTGTATTGACTTTTTTCCAGATGTCAAAGATTTCTTGCATTTCTGGGACGTTCTTTAATTGTTGCTCTGCCCAGTCAATCTGCTTTTGAGTTACCTGTTTCTCACGATTTCTTTTTTCGCCAGTATTGGCATTATGGATACGGTCTTCTTCCATAATTTCTTTGCCACGCAAGGCACGAGCCACTTCAGCCACAAATGCACGACCGCTTAATTCAGAACCCTTGACGTAGTAGTTGTCGTCTAAACGGTCAGCTAAAATTCGACTGTTTGCTAAATTGTTAACTTCATCTATTTCAATAATAAGAGTGCCGTCTGAATTAGTAATTGGTATACCAGTCTGCAAACCGTTACGAATTATGTTGATTAATGTTGCTTTGGCTCTAGCCAATAGGTCGGCACGAAGCACTCCGTTTTTATAAATCTCTTGATCTTGTAGGCTTCTTGCCAAGCTAGAGTTAGGATCTATAAAAGCAATACGAGCTTTCATTCTTTCTTCAGGGTCTTTAAACATCTTAAAGATGCTGGTAATTGTATCGATAAGCGTTTTACCGTAAGTATTAACTTGCTCTAGCTTGGTATGGCTCTCTGGAGCAACGTTAAAGGAATAGCGGATGTCTTTAGATTCTGCGGTAGGAGCAACGTTAAACGCAGACTTGATCTGACTTGAGTCATAGACCGCAAGGTTCTTTTGACCGCCTTCTTTTACATAAAAAGCATCAAAACCAGCGGCTTTAATTGCTTTTTGAAAACGTGGTTTTTCAATTTCTGACCAATTGCCATTTCTTAAAGCACGTCTATCCAATTCAACTGCCAATGATTCAGTTTCAAGATTATTTAAAACCTCTTCAACATCGTTATCATTTTCAAAATCAAACGGTTTTCTAGAATAAACATATGTTGGAATGATATTGGCACGACTAGGCAACTGCTCTCTTAATACTCTAGCCATCTCCTCCTCTGGAAGATCACCGCTTTTCTTAGCCCGTTTATCAGCTTCTTTTGCAAGTTTTTGCAACTCTTCGCTAGACAATCTGTCTTTTAATTCCTTAACCATATAGGCTTCACTGGCATCAGTGAAACCTTCAGCAAAACGAGGATTATCAGTTAAGAAAATAGCGTTAGCTTGCTTAGGTTTAAACTCCGTAATATCACGGGCAGTGCCGTGATACATGATCTTTGGAGTGCCATTCTCATCAACAATCTTAGACTTACCCTCTTTGCGGTTCATAAACGCATCAACCTCTGGGGTATCAGGAACCTTTAAAGACATCTTTTTCTTAAGCGACAGAGTTCCCTTGGTTGGCTCTACTTTCTTCTCTGCCTCTGCCTCTATTTGATTTGGTGTAATGACACGTTTTACCTTAATACCAATAGGTTTAGGCTCAACACGACCTTCTTTGCTGGCTTGCACCAGAATGCCACGTTGCTTTTCTTCAAATTTCTTAGCCTCTATCGGTTGTATATTCTTGCCAGACCAAGCGGCATCACCGTATTTGGTTGGAATACGGGCATCACTGTACATACTTTGTACTTCGTAATGGTCAGACAGAGGTTTGACAAACATAGCATCGTCAGTCAGTGGGTCGTAAAGAACTAACTGAGGTCCGCTGCGATATACCCGTTTAAACCGTTTGCCAAGATCCTCAATGTGAAGGATTAAATCTTCTAAACGTTCTTTGGTAACCTCAGCGGGTCTACGTTTAACGTCAGTCTGCATCCGTCTAAGGATGTGATTTGCTCCATAGCCTTGATCGCTAATGTCATCATGCGTACCAACAGGTAGGCGAATAGGGTATTTGGCAAATGGTGCGGAACCTGGCATAAACGCTAGGTTGCCCGTGTTGTTGGGGTTTTTCTCTGAGACTAAGAACGTGGTTGGGTCTATGTTACCCAACGCTAGAGAATACTTACTCTCAGGAGCTAATTCTTCTGCTCTGAGGGAGAACTTGGGTTCTTTTCCCGATTGTCTGATTGTTTCTCTAACTGATCCGACAAAGGATTCACGGAAATCGTCAAGCCCTCTTTGTATATCGGACTGTTCGGGTCTGCGATTTTGAATCCCAGCGACAATCCCAACTCCACTAGGCTCTTCTTTCCAGTCATGGTATGGATACTCCGATTTTGCCCCAAACATTTCTTGGGATTCTATTGGTGAAACCTCGCTGATTGCATCACGAATATCAGCAAGCCCTTGCATAAACTCTTCATCTGGCACTAAAAACGGTTTTCCGTTCTCGCCACGATAGTTAATTATAACTAACTCGTTACTGCGAATTCTAGTAAAACCAGCATCATTGCCAAATTTCTTTTGGAAAATGGCAAGTATTTTCTTTTGCTGTGCTGGTGTAAGCATAGCGGTATCAAATTTAAGTTTAAAGCCAATTTGATCGGTGTCTATTAACTTAGGATCCGCTCTAAAAAACGGGGTAGCATCCTGTTTAAACACGTAGGACATGGCGTTTGCCATATCTAAAGCGTCTTTTTCTGCTACATCGGCATCGTCATTAATAATTTGAACGATTAGATTAGGATTGACTTTTTTAGCATACGCTCCAGAGCCAACAGTTACCCGTATCTTGCTTTGTACACCAATATATTTGGCAATTGCTTGAACGGTATTAGCGTTGGCAATCTCTTTAGTAAGCTTTTCTTTGTAATTAAAGTTAAGTTCTTCAGCCTGAGCCATTTCTGACTGCACGGAAGGAATAACTTCACCAGTAATATTCTGTACACGTGTTTTAATTTCCTTAGAAGGCTCAAGCAAAGCCCCTGTAATTGGCAACTGTGAAACCCGTTTTTGCATTTGATGTGAGTAGTCTGCTACAGCACGTTCAAACGCAAACTGGCTTAATTCCTCATCGCTTAGGTCTTTTTTCCATCCCTTTGCACGATAGTCTTCAAACATGGTCTTGGCTTTTTGGGTTACCCAAGATGCCGCCTGTATTTGACGTGGTGCTACATCAAGTTTAGATGCTAGTAAACGCACCATATTCTCTGCCAACTCATACTGGGCATCGGTAGGTACGTCTTTACCAAATATCATTCTTGTCATATGGAGGTCAATAGTGGAACGACCACTGTCTTTACCATCCATTGCTTCCATTAGGTTGCTATAGAAGGTATTAGTCTTGCGACCTTCCCATTCTTCGCCAAAGTTAAGAAGAGCATCGATCTTCTTGTTTTCGTTTTCTGTACCAATCTTGATTGGTCTACCTTCGGCAAACTGAGTCCACGCATTAGCTGCTTTGGTAAAGTTTGCGGCAACCTCAGTGTTGGCGGATGTAATAGCAATAACTTGAAAGAACTTCTCTGCTAGTACTGCGTCATTATTAAACGCACTAAGCACTGCTTTTGCTGAACGCTCGTACCAATCCTTGCCTTTTAAACCCTGAGCGGTATAGCTTTGTAGCTTTTTAACGGCTTTTTTAACGTCTTCCAAAGTCTCTTCAGACTTCATGCCAACGATACGGTTGCCAATTTTTTTAATTAAGCCTTCTAACTCATTATCGTAAATGATGGCTTGCTCAACACTAAGAGGTGTAATTTCTTTTTTATCTGTTCTTAAGGAATACTTAAACTGTGATTTAGGTGCATATACCGCATTTTTTGCCAGCACGAGCGGGCCAATCTGAATCACTTCATCGGCAGAAACAACAGGTTCGGTTGTTTTACGGTCATAGAAATAGCTATGACGTTCTGGATCCATACCAACCTGTGTCCATGTTGGATCGTTTAAAGCTTCTTCTGCTCTTGCAACTGCATCTTTTTCACTAATCTTTTTGTAGCTACCTTTAATGGTGGCAATCGTGCCTTTTGGTTTTCCACCAGCAATACTTGCGGCAGCTTTTTCAGACATACCAAATGTGGCATTAGTTACTGAGGCTACGCTTTCATGCCCAATCTTTTTGCCAGCACCAAATCCTGATGCTTGTTCATGGATGGTAGGAACCCATACCCCATAACGACTATATGCTGGAATATCTAGTCTCAAGCCAACTGGGTGACCATTTTTTAATGTCTTAGATGGAACACCATAGGTCTCTTTATCTTCAATAGCACCTATAGCCTCTGCTTTTGTAGCTGGTTTTGGAACAAAATCATACGGCATGATTGTTTTGTATTTATTAACCAGCTTGTCGTATTGTTTGGCGGTTATCTCTCCAGCCTCAAGCTTTGCCATTCCCTCTTGTAACTCAGGAATACGTTCGGTGACCTGTTTAAAGTCCATATCAATACGTCTTGTTTTGTCGTATTTAACGGCTTCACCCTCTTTAACAGGCTCAAGAGTCTTAATGCCACCTTCTTCAATCTTGTTAAAGATGTCTGTGGCGGTAGTAAAGCCTAGTTTATTAAGGGAGTTACGGAGAGCTTCAAAGAACTTCTGTAAGCGAACAATGATGTTGCCAATCATGCCTGCTGGCAGTTTGTTTTTGCTGTAGAAACGGAAAGCCTCGGCAATAGCCTCTTCTTGAATGTACTCGTCAAAGCCTTTTAATGTGCCGTAGTCCTGTTTGTATTGGTCTTGATAACGTTTAAACAGACCACGATCTTTAATAAACTTTTGAACCCATTCCGTCTTAGCTTTATTGGTTAGGACTTTCCATTCTGCATCGGTAAAGCCACCAAGCTCCTTAAGGGCATGGATAGACTCATGGCGGAGAGTTCCCATGACATCTTTAGCATCTAGAGCCAATGTAATTAAGTTTTTAACGTAAGAACCATCTGCTTTGCCGTTTTCAATGCTCTCAACAATGTCTAAACCAATTTTTTCCAAACCAAAACGTTTAAGGACTGGCATTAAAGACTTGCGAAGAGCCTCTATATTGTCTGTTAGCTTCTTTTGTGCTTCTGCTTTAATAAGACCAAGCTTCTCTAAACGTTGTTCAGCACCTTCTAGCCCCTGTTTAGTGGTAATTTCAATACCTGCGGGCTTCTTACCAGTGCGGGAGTCTAGTTCTTTTTGGGCTAAGTTTACATAACGCTTTACTCTGCCTGTTTGTTTCTGTGCTGAGGCAGAATCAATGATCTGCTGCAATGTCTGGTCGTTTAAACGGCTTATGCCATATGCTTCAGCCTGTTCTTCGCTGTCAAACTTAACAGTTGGCTTACCTTTTTCATAGTAGGTAAACTTGCTTTGGGTCAATGCTCTAGTACCAACAGGCACTATTTGAATAGGCTGGGCAAATTGTTGCTGTTGTTGCCGTAGGTTGGCAATATCTTGGTTGGCTACCTGATCCTGACCATAGTAGTTGGCTGACTTAATAAAGAAAGCATTGTCCTGATCCTGTCCCAATGACCGATCATTAAGTAAATCAGCTTCCCGCTTTTGAATACCAGCCTGTAAACTGGCAATTTTTTTCTCTAGGTCAATAACTTTAGCCTGACGGTTTTTCTCATGTATGACCAGTTCCTCTTCTGCTTCCTCAGCAGTTTCCTTCTGGTTGATGACCCGACTGCCAGAGCGAATTTCATAAAGATCAGGAGTCTCTCCCTGTTTAAACGTTTCTCTACGGATGTCCATGCCGCCAGGCAGCTCTTTTCTTGGGGTGGGTTTTTGGATCATCTCCACATTCTTTTCCACACCATTGACGTTCCGAACCTCAACGACACGCTCCAAGTCACCGCTAAGGATGGCTTGGTCTAAAAGACGTTGCTGGTCTTTCCGTCTAGTCAGACCGCTATATTGCTCAATCTGTTTAAGTATGCTCTCTCTGCCGTTAGGCTTATTGCCCACTTCGGCAAATTCTTTATTGATACCGCCAATGGTCTGGGTATATTGCTCAGGGGTATAGTGTTTAACCGTAGTAATACCAGCCTGTAGGACTTGGGATTCTGCCCCTTCAGGGATGTTTTCTAAAGCCTGTTTAACCGCCAAACGCTGGGGAGGAGACATATTCTCCAAACTGTTAGTTCCAGTGGTTCTTTCTAGGAAGTCTCTAAAGCCTTGAGTATCGGTAGAAATACCACGTTGCTGGGCGGCTAAATTTAAAGTTGCAGGGGATATGTCATCTCCAGCCTGAAAACCCGTCCTAGAGGCTACTAAGCGTCCTAGGACACCTTCTGCGGTCTTAGTCTCTTCTGGGGTAAAGACATCAGCCAAGTCTTCAATAGAGAAAGTCTTGCCAATACGAGCCTTGCCCATCGCCTGTCTGCGTTGGTTAATCTCTGCAATTTCCTTGGCACTAAGGTCAGTAGTCTTAAATCGTCCCAAAGGATTAAATAAAGGATCGTCTTCGGATGGCTCTACGTACTTTTTCTCTGGAGCGGGTAGGGCTAGAGTCTTAGTGTCAACCCCTAGTTTTTGTTGGGTTTCTTGTATGCGTTGACGTTCTGCCAAGGCGGCTTCTTGTTCAGCTTTTTTACGGTCAAGGATAGCTTGTTGCTTTTGATCCTCTTCCATCTGCTTGCCCTTGCTGATGGTAGCCCCACGCTCTAAGTAAGTGCCAGGTACGGCTAATGTACCGCCAAGGACTGCACCGCCAATAAAGCTATCAAAGTATTCATCTCTGGCTTGTTGGTCTGAGATGTTTAAACCAGCCTGTAGGCGTTCTAGGAACTGTTGCCCGACTTCGGTAGCACCTTCAATACCAGCTAACTTGGCTGAACCAGCACCATAAGCGGCAGTGGTTCTAAGCATTCCTTGCTCGGCAATCTTCTTGGCTAGTTCTGGAGTGACTTCTTTGCCAGCCGCACCGAAGAGTCTGCCAATCGATGGGATCATTCTTAAGGAAACAACGTCTAAAGCTGTCTGCGGAACAGCGGCAGCAGCAGCCTTACCAAGGCTGGCTTCTTCCAAAGACTTGCCTGTTTCTATTTGGCGGGAAAGGTTAGATCCAGTGAACTGTCCTAAAGAGGCAAGTCCAGCGCCAGCAAGACCAACACCTGCACCAACACCAAGAACTTTAGCTCCAACACCAGCAGCTAATGGAGCAGCCATATAGGGAAGAGAACCGCCTAGGGTTTCTCTAAACTTTAAAAATGGAGCCTGAGACCAACCTTCTTCGGTTGGTTTAAACATTTTCTGAGCTAAAGCGTCTTTTTCTTCTTTATAGCGTTCAGCATCTTCTAGACTCATTAGTCCAGTTTTGCCAGCCAGAAGTGCTACATCACCTTTTAAACGTTCTTTTCCCGCTGAAAAAGCACCAGTAAAACCAGTATCAGGTTTTATTTGTTTTTCTTCTGTAACCCTTTTTACAGTCCTATCAATAACGGATTTATCCGTATCATCTGGAAACTGCAAAATAGTTCCGTCAAATAATTGAGCGGTAATTGCCATACTGACCCCTTATTTGATTTCTTTACCTTTAGAATCATAATTTCTTACATTACTAGCTGCAACTGGTTTTTCTTTTAGTGGCATACCAGCTTTACGGTATTGCTCTAAAAGATAAGGATCGTTTTCAATTTCAGATAAACGTTGATTAAATGCTCTTTTTTGTGGGTCAGTATTAGGCAAAGCAGCTATTAATGCTGGATCAAATCCTTCTGCTTTAAGTCTATTTAACATCATATCTCTATAACGAATAGCATTTTGAAATGCAGTTTCTTGCAATCTTTGTTCGCCTAGTTTTTGTCTTTCTTCTTTATCTAATATTTGACTTTCATAATATTTGCCTACGTTTCCATAGTGCATTGCAGCAACTCGGTTTTTGTCTAATGCAGCCTGTTGTGCCGCTCTTTGTTTATTGGCATCAGAAAGATAAGAAACGCCAGACAATCCGCCCTTACCAATATTGGCAAAAGCATAAGGAGACTCACCGCCTAACATCCCTAAACCAGCGGCTAATAAAGCCATGTTTCTATCTTCTAGACGTTGTTTACCAAGAGCTTCTCTATCTGCGGCATTTTGTTCTAAAAATAATTCCATTGGAGTTTTTGCTGTTGCTGCTGTTGCATTAGCAGGAGGTGTATATCCTAACTCTGCATAAGTTGGACTATCCATTAGAACGGGAGCAGTTTTAAAATCAATGGGTAACGCTGCTTTTTCTTCTTGCTCTCCCTGAATTTGATTTTGAGTTCCACGATTTTTTGGTTCTTCTGGAATAGCATCGGCAGTACGATTCTTTTTAGCTGCTGTAGTTCTTTGGCTTTCTGGGAAAAAATTAGAACCAGTGGCTTGACCAGCTCTACCAACTCTTGGTTGACCGCCAGTTTCAAAATGTTGAACTTCTCCGCCACTAGCCATACGGCTGGCAACTACATAATTTTGTGTTTCCCGTGGCAATCCAGCTATTCCTTGCCCGCTCTTTAAAGCTTTGTCTAACCGACCAGGACCAGCATTGTAAGCAGCCAAAGCAAGGGTAGGATCTTGGTACTTGTCATACATTTGCTTAAGATACGTTACACCGCCACGAATGTTCTCTTCTGGATTTAGTGGATCTACACCTAGACCTTTAGCAGTTTTAGGCATTAGTTGCATTACACCAATAGCACCAGCTTTAGACTTGGCTGTTTCAGGATTTGTTAAATTGCCTGTTTCTTTGTATAGAACGTGCAACGCAAGGCTAGGGTCTACCCCTAGACGCTGGGCTTCTTTGATAACGGCATCTTCATATTTATGACCGCCACGTTTAGGAACGTCCATTGGTGGCATAACATAGTCACCTTTTTTAGGTCCTTCCATCATCATTTTACGGACAGAGGCAGGGGTTTGACCTTTCTCAGCTAAGGCGGCTTCGTAGCTTTGTGGAAGAACAGACCTTGCAACAGGCATTGCATTAGCTTTTTGAACCGCAGCATTAGCTTTTACATAGTCATCATATGGATCTATGTCATCGTCATCATCTTCAATTAAACTGCCTTTAGCAAACGCAATAATTCCACCACCAGCATAAGACCGCTCTGGTACTGGCAATTGAGCTACCCCAGTGTTTTCCATTTGTGGCATCTGTTGTGGTTGTTCTGCCGCAGAGTTCTGGGCAATAATCTGTTCCATCACGGACGTCTGTGGAAGACCGCCTTGCATAGCTTTGGATTTAGCAGCAGCGTCTATCATTTCTGCTTTGCGGGCAAGGATAGGAGCTACCATTTCAGTAGAAATTTGTTTGCGTTGAGCCATCTGCATAATCATGGCTTGCGGGAGTTTAGCTAGGTCATCAATAGAACCAGATTGCTGACGGATGGCGGATAAGATGCTCATTTTTGACCCATCATATTAAATAAGGAAAGACCTCCCAAACCAATACCAGCTAATTGACTAGCAAAACTAGGAGGTGGAGTGGTCATGGTTTGAGTACCAGCAGAATCTCCTAATGGGACGCCACGGAGGATATTGGCAAAAGAACCTAACTGTTGCTCTGGGAAACCTAAAGCTCTCATTTGGTCTTGATACTGAGCGTCTAATTGTTGCTGTGCAACACTACGTTCTGTACCACCAAACGCTCCTAAAGCGGTAGAGCGGGCTAGGTCTGTCTGTTGCTGTAACGCACCTTGCTGACCTAATCCTTGACCTAATTGACCATAGGTAGCAGCAGAACCTAACTGAGCTTTCTGTGCGGCTTCAAAGGCGTTTTGTAAACCCATAGCCTGTATTTGACCTAACTTAGTCTGAAGATTTCTATCGGCTTCAGTCTGGGCTAATAGTTGTCTAGCTCCACCATAAGTTCCTTGACGGGCAGCACCTAAGTTTTGTGCCATTAATCCTTTTTGTGCATCCCTTAATGCTTCTGCTTTATTAACGTCAATAACGTTCTGAGCATAAGGCGACATATAGGCTTGAGTCTGCTCAGGACTTAACATAGAACCTAAAGCACCCAATCCCTGACCGTAAGCGCCATACCCAGTGGTAAATTGTGCTGGTTGTTGCATTGCCGCAATTTGTTGTCCTGCGGTTTCTTCTTGAGCCGACAGTCCAGCAATACGACCAGCACCCTCTAATCCTTGAGCGGCTAAAGGATTACCATATGCTGTAGCGTAATTTCTAGCAAATACTTCTTGTGCTTTAGGCAGGATTCCATAGGCTTGATCAACGCCAGTAAAATACGGCATTAACTCCTGCGGAATTGATTGTTGACCTGTTGTTACTGTAGTAGTTTGAGCCATAATTTATCCTTTAAGCGGGCATCATTTTATTAGGTTTAATCTGACGACCTTGCTTTTCATTGCCTGTACGAGCTTTTCTTACCCTATCCATCATGGAATATAACTGTTTTGCACCAGCCTTGGAAGACCCGTTTCCAAGATGAGACACTACATCAGCAGGAATAACAAACTCACCATCAGCCAATCTAGCTTCTTGAGTTCCACCTATTGTAGCTGGGATAGAGTCACTCATACCATCTCCACCGCCTGATAAAAATCGAGGAGAGCCGCCAGTAGCAAACTGTTGCATACCACCTACAGCACCCTCATTAAAGGCTGGTTGAGAAAGTCTACTTAAAGCTAGACTTGGCATACCGCCAGCAGCATAGCCAAGACCAAACAGACCTTTTTGCATATTGCCCTGATCCATACCCATAGCAGAGTAGTCTCCGCCTAGTTCATCATCTACTGAGCCGCCCATAGCATACATATAAGGGTTTGCCCTTACAGCGTCTTCTGCCCGTTTTCTGCCCTTGGATATTCTAGCTAACATATCCGCCTGTTCTTGCCTCCCTACTCCAGCAGAACGTTCTGCTTCTTCTCGCATCTTACTGGCTTCATCTATAGCCATCATTCCAGACGTTCCCATAACTAATGGAACTCCTGATTTAAATACTCCAGCTTCAGTTCCAAATCGTGCTGCTGCCGCTTTAGAATCAGAGCCAAGCAAATTACCAACGCCTTTTTGCATTGCGTCAGTGTCTCTAAAGAAAGACTTAGGAGATTCTTTTACAGCACCTATGGCGTCATCCATAGAGCCGCTTGTAAATCCAGTTCCGCCATCAGGCATTGCATAATTTTCTTGTCCAGCAGCCTCTAAACCAGCACCAACAGTGGATGCACCATAAGCAGCTATACCGCCCATCAAGGCACGTTTCATATCAAATCCTGTGCCTGGTCTACCAAATCCAGAAGACAAAGCTCCAACTCCTGCGGCAGCAAAAGGACTAGCAATAAACGGAGCGGCTAGGATTCCAGCATAAGGAGCTACGTCTTTTAAGAAAGGAAGAGCCTGTCCTATAGGTTGAATAATAGCTTTTTCAATAGGTTGAGTAAATCGTGTAATAGCATTAGAAATACCGCCCAAGGCAAAATGTTTCACCTCTCCTCCTTCGGCATATCGAGATGTATATGGATTTCTATAATTGTAAATATTAGCTGCGTTTATTCGATTTCTTAACAAATAAGGGTCAGAAACACCACCAGAGGATCCATAACCACCTGTGTAACCAGAGGATCCATAACCACCTGTGTATCGTGAATCAGCCGTAGCAGGCTGACCTTGAGGCTGTGGCTGTTGTCCACCCATGCTAGATAAAGCTAATGCTCCCAAACCAATTGCAGGTAAATTTCTTCCAGTAAAGTCATAAAGATCAGACCCCATTTCTTTTATTGGGGTATCTCTTAAGTATTTGTATGCATTTTCTGGAGCATTTTTAACATACTCAAGTGCATCAGACGTTCTATTAGAAATGTTTTTTAATGGGTCATCTAAGAAATTTGGTCTTGGATTTGCAAATGGATCTTTTACTAATTCGTTAATGCTGGAAAGTTCATTTGCTTCTCCATAAGGACTTGTACCAGCACCTAAATCATTAATATTTGTTTCGTACTGACTTTGTAGTGCTTGATTACTATCCGCAGGTTGAAATGCTGAAATTTGTGGGTCGTAATCTAATATATAAGGTCTAGCATCTAACTTTACATTTTGTGAAAAATTATCAAAATTAATACTTTTATCTAAAGTTGGAGAATCAAATGGAACAGTTTGTGGGTTACTTAAATCACTTAAAGCGTTATATAAATCTTTTTGTAAATATGTTTTTCCATTAGGACCAACTATTTCCATTCCGTTTGGACCCATAAACTCATATCCAACGGGTAGGTCTGTATAAATATTACTTGTTGGGTTTACACCTATAAATGGATCAAAACGACCTCCTGTAGCTGACATTGGATCTACTCCAGATTCAGCTACTAATGATCTAACTCCCTCCATCCTTGTTGGGTCTATATCTGACATCTCAGTTCGACCTAATTCTGTATCTGTAGGACCAAACTCTTCTATAGGAACAGCAGGTTCAGGTGATGTTTGTATTGCTTTTTCTAATGGAACAGATTCAGGAATATAATCAAAATCTCTAGCTACTTCAGGTACATAATCAAAATCTCTGGCTACATCAGAACCGCCTAAAGAACTTAAACCATATGAACCTGCGGCAGCTAAAGCGGCACCTTTCAAAATATCTTCTGGATCTTCACCTTTAATTGCTCCAGTAGCTGCTCTTGTACCAGCAGATAATGCAGCCGCTTGTCCAGCAGTTAGTGCTGCACCAGTAAAATAAGGAGCAGCATAAGGAACCGCTATAGCCGCAACTGTTGCCCAACCTCCAGGTACTACATCACCAACCGTTTTATCTAGGTTAACTAAATTACTATCAATTGATTCAAAAACACCACTAAGTGCGTCACCAACTCCACTAAATGCATCACCAATACTACTAATTATTCCACCACCACCGCCTTCTAAAGTCATTCCGTGTTTAAACGGGTTATGTCTTCCGCCTAAAGGTTGGAAAGCGTGAATAGGAAGAGTGGATTCTAGGTGGTATCTCATACTTTAGCCATCCATTGAAAGTTTGGCAAATTTGATTTTTCTACTTTAACTCCACTTATATTAAGCATTTGTACGACAGGTGAGTCCATAGGGGCTGTTCCATAAACCGCCTTTAGGTCAGATGCCTTAATCTTTTGAATAAAGTATTTAATAGATTTTGCTACAGTTATTGGTTTATCTAAAGTATACAGATGAAGCTCAACCAAACCGTCTCCAAGACGAACCAACAACAAAACAGAATTGTTGTTCTGCAACAAAACACCATGTCCAGAACCTACTAATTTTTGTACAGACGCCAATACCTTTTCGGCTCCAGCTTTTATGGATTCTTTATCGTTTAGGATAATTTCTGATGGTTTCATACCGTTACCGTTACCGTCCCCACACTAGCTGTGGCTGATACTCCAAATAGATAAGAAATATAAGGTACAACAATCCGCAAGTCTTCGCCAACTTGAAATACAGTGCCGTCTGGCAAATTGTACCCCGATGTTGGCAAATTTAACAGTCTGATCCCGTCTGCCTGTAAAGGCACGTTTGAGTCTAACTGGGTGAAATATAGTCTTAAAACCCCGATTAACTGAGACAGTTGCTGTTGGTCGTATTCTGGTGTCGCAAGCGGCAAGGCTGGCGCTCGGAACTTTTGCATTGCCATTATCTGCGCCCATCTGGTCTGCCATCCAATCTTGGACTACCTAACTGCCATTGGACGTTTAAGTCGGTTGATTCAATCTGAATAGCCATCTGCCTAGCCCTAGCCCGCATGAAGATCTGTTCGGTATATATGTCTACGGAAGTCTCGATGACCTGCTCGGAGTCTGTATTGGAATATGCATTGCCAGGAAAGTTCCGTGGTTTGATATACATTGTGACCGCAGGCAAAGTGGCAGTCGATCCCGTAAAACTAAGGTCAGGGATAATTCGTTTAGTTAGGATAAACTGATCCCCATCTACCAGGTCAAAGTCTGAAGACGAAATAAACGATGTCATCGCATTCGTGCCGTCATTTAGTCCCTGCTCATGGTTATAAATAATACTGTCAGCCGTAATAGCAGTTGATACGACACTCTGAGAAATATTGACTGTGTAAGTCCCAATCCCGCCAGTCCCAGTGCCTAGAGCCGTTATTGTGGTTCCTGTAGCTACGCCCGTTCCAGTAATGACAGAGCCGACTTGTAAGACGCCTACCGAGACCGCAGTGACTGTCAAAGTCGTAGAAGCAATAGAACCTGTAACATAGGTTCCTGTAACAGCTTGAGGGTATTCCCTTAGAGACGAATCTGACCACGCAGTACGGTCTATCGTGCCGTAGTACCAAATTTTTTCTAAGTGGTTGTAGATGACGTAGGCGTTATTAATTTGACTGTCTGCCGTTGGGTAGAACCACCAGACCTCGTTCCAGCCCTCATTCGATCCAGAAACAATCTGGTCGGCTTGACTGTAGTTTAGATCTTGAAAAACATGATTTCTTAAGGAACAAGGTAAAGTCTCAACCCGTCCTGTATAGGCATAGAATTTGTCATGTCCAAACCAATAAGCCGTGTTATTTACGACTACAACTGAACGGGGGCTAAGGATTGAGATATTATCCGAAAGCTCATTAAGACTAAAGACGTCTGTGGTGCCTACGAACTGGAGAGAATTTAAAGTTCCCTCGGTATAAACCAAAATCTCTTGGCGGGTTGCTACTGCACAAACAATGGCTGAACCACGAGAAACCCGTATAAAACCTGCCGAGTTTGTAACTAAAGGTGTCCATACATTAGGCTGATCTTGGGTTGCCCAGCGAATTAATAGAGGGTCAAATGAACCTCCTCCATAAGGGGTAGCACCAAAACAAAGTAAGTGTTTGTCGTTTTGAGAAACTAGAACTTGCGTTGCTTGTGTAGGAACATCAGCAGGAGCAACACCGTCTATGGTTGTAGTAGCCAGTGGGGTAGCTCTAGTTGATGGACCACCTGAATATTTCCAATAATAGATAACGCCATTACGAATATTAGCGACTAAATCATTGTCAAAGTTTTGTAAAAACCAATCTCGTTGAGAAAGAACGACTGGCGTAGCGCTTCCAGAACCCCAAGCTCCACGACTCCATGTACCTGCACCCCAACCGTTTCCATATGCAGCATTATTATTTCCTACGCTAATCTGAAAAGCTGCTGTAATTCCCGTGCCACCGCCAGAAGTCGAAGACGTAGCCGCAGTCGCAGCGGTAATCGTAAAGGAGTTTGAGTCTATTAAGGTAATAATAAACTCAGTATTTAGAGTGGTCGCAGAAATCCCGCCTACCGCTGTAGCTCCTGAAAAGGTTACATAGTCTCCGTCTGAAGCTCCATGGGATGTAATTGCAACGGTGACGGTTTTAGAAAGATTGACAGTGGTAAAACAGTTATTGGTAGTTGGACTAGTAAAAGTCTGCCGTATAGGGGTAATGTCATTTAGAATCTGACCCGCTTCAATGTAAAGTTTTTTAGACGTCCCAAGGGCTAGATAGTTATCCGAAGCCGTGGTAATCCAGTTAAACATCTGACGGCAAATACCTACTACTGTAAATGTCCCGTAGCGTAACCAACCGCCAATTTTTTGAGGATAGCCAGAACGAAAGCGCACCTTATTGCACTCAAAGAACCCACCCTCGTTGGTGTAGTTTGTTTGGTCTCTGTTTAAACCTGGTTTGAATTGTAGTTTCTGTAGTGGCATATTAACTTAAGAATAAGGCACGTTCATCGTTCCTGCGGGTTACTAGACCTTTTAGTACTTTACCCCCAGCCAGCGTATATTTCAAGAACTCTTCTGCTGCTTCTTCCATTTCGCCCCGAATAACCTTCTGACGGAGGGTGCTACGCTGTAGTGTTCCCAGACCAACATTAAAGCTAAAAGATACAAGAGCATCGAATTGACCTTGAGTGAGCTTGACAGGACAGAAGCGTTCAACACCTCGCTCAAAGCGATTAAGATCGTCTCTAAGAATGTCATCTACTTCCTCCATAGAAAAGGTACGATCATCTTTGTACTCCAGTGCGTAGGCATCTCGCTCGTCTATTTTTA